GTGGCATGACCTTCGACTCTTCCCCACCCCTCTAATAGATTCCTTGCAGGTTGAGCTTTGCTCAATGCGCAGTTTCCCGCAGAGTGAATCAGTCATCTCGCTCTCTTCGCCTCTTGGAGCTTGTCTTAGATTTGGGTGTGTTCCCATACTTCTCGCGGTGAACGGCCACCTTACGGGCATGGTTGAGCTCCTGTAACTCCATCTCAATCCGGCTATGATGAGCTTTACATTCTACCAGTTCGCACAACAGTTCGCTCCGTTTTTCGTTATACTCTGACTGCTTCACACTCTCCGCCCTGGTGTCAACAGGCTCGCGCGGCGGCAAGGTTTCAACGCCATACCCGAAAGACATACTTATAGAGGCCATCACCTTGACCTAAGTACACACTGAAGTATTCATACTTACACATAAGGTCATGTGCTAGAGTGCAGAAGCGTAAGCGATGCCCTTTAGCATTATGCCAAGGCTGTTTATCCATGATGAGAGCGAGCCACTTTTGACCATCAGAATTGGTCGCTATGGACCATCTATGCACCTTAGGCTCCACATCATAATCGTGAAGTATCGTGGCTCTCATGCGGACAGGAATGCTCATACCTTATCCATGGCCAACGCCCTATTCTCCATAGCCATCATCATTTGCCGTTGATCGGTGATGCTCATCCTTGGTTTGGATCTGGTTACGTGTAAACCAGTGATGCTCATACTTGAAGCGCACCCGGTACAGTCTGACCCCTCGCCTGACTGGACTCATCTTTGTGCCATCCACAATCCCATAAGCGTCAAAGTCATGGGCATACACGGCCTGACCAAGCGAGAGGCGTGGACGAAGACGTGGCGATGTACGGACAGGGATGCTCATCGTCTCGTATCGAAGTTATTAAACCAACGTAATGTGCCCTCATCCTTACACTCTTCTCTCACCTGGAGCTGTATGCGACAAAACCATTGAGGAGAGCGATAGAGGAAGCGCACCCGATACACCCTAAGCCCGTATGGTGTGGTCTTTACCCGATCCATAAACCCCCATGTGTCGAGAGGCTTCACATAGACTACCTCATTGAACTCAATAAACCGAGTGAACTTTACAACAGGAATACTCATGACCACATCGCCTCCAGGCCATTCACAAGGAACTCAAGGTAATCCGGGTAATAGTCGAATGGTGACATCCTCTCATACTCAATGGTCATCAAACCCTGAGCGATCAACTTAGCATCCTCATCACTGCATTCGTATTCATCGGTCTTGATGTATTCAACAGGGCGAATGAGCTCATCATCCTCATTAAGGTGGCAGATGCAATACACATCAAGCATACATGCTCGGACAGGAATGCTCATCAATACTCATCAAAGAACGTGTCTTGTTTACATCCATGAAGCCGATGCTTCCGATCGGTATCTTCCTCCCAGTCTACGAAGGTGAAATGCTTATTCCCGAGCATCACGGCCTGATTGCGGGGTAGGTCATCTACCTCTTCAGGCTCAATGGTTTGACGGCCAACGACCATCCCAAGGGAATTCACATGAGTTATACATAACTCGCACCCTTCAGCACTCGCAGCTTCGATTTTTGAGGTATCTACCATGGTCCAGGCTTTCGTGCCTATGAGATCCCGGAAGACTTTATCCACTTTGTATTCGATCATGACCTTGCCCTCCACAATCCTTTACCTAAGTAAACCCCATAATATGTCCCAACACCCGGATGCAGGTTCACCCATTTGAAGATGCAGCGATCCCCCTCCCGTGCGTTTGGATGGTTGTATTTGATTACTTGTCCATAGCCAGGGTGGTATGAGAGATAGATGTTCTTACTACTGCAATCGACTTCAAAGCGTTGAGGGCGAGAAATTTCCTCCTGTTTAGCTTGAGCGACAAGCTTGGCATTGTCCCGCATCTTGAGGCGTAATGGCCTGAATCTCTTACTTCGTACAGGTATCATGTCATTCCTCTCTTTGTTGTTCCTCTCTTGATCGCTTCACTAAGGATGACGATAGGGATCTTACGTTTGCGTCTTACGGGTATGCTCATAGCAATTCCTCCATCCAGGGGAAGTATTGAGCAGGCTCACACTTCACGGCCGCGGTCTCTTGTATCTCAACAATCCTGATGACCTTCACACAAGAAATGAAAACATCTCCATTTCTTTGTATTTCCTTCAGAACGAGGAGAGATCCAGTTGTTATGAAGGAAATACCCATCCTCATCCGGAATAAAATGGTTCCGTCTGAGTAGTTCTTGGTGACTCGATGGGTATCTAAGTATTCAGATGCAGGCCAGACTTTAGGAAAGGGCCTGATTGGAATCATTTACCAGTTGATCCGTGGCCTTTGATTCCCCTCTCGCTATCACTCTCGAATTCTTCAACCTCTTGGAAGTTGATGGATGGAATTGGCATAATGATGAGCTGAAGGCAGCGATCCCCTTCATCATAGTGATCCGGGCCATGGTAATTGAATTTGCCCAGGATTTCCCCATGATACCCGGAATCAATGACACCAACGGAATTGGATAGACTCATATCCGTGCGGGAAATGGAGCTACGAGGGAAGAGGAGGCCAACATAACCTTCAGGGATGTCGACGGCCAAGCCTGTCTTCACGACGACCTGAAGCTTGTCGAGCTTGGCATACTCTTTGCCAAGGCAATGAATATCGAAGCCAGCATCCCGGTCGTGTTGTTTGACAGGGGCTTGAGCTTTCGGATGGAGTTTTTTGAACTGTACTATCATTTTCGGTTTCGGTTTCGGTTTGGTTATTGTGGACGGAGAGAACGCTCCGACCAATGTATTTTCTTAAAATAGGTTGAGTCAATAAAATGAGGAGTAATCCCCATGAATTGAAAGTAGAAGGGCAGCAACCTCTCATATCCTTGAGAATGCTCTTTGTGAGAGGGAATGGGTGCATCCAGGCTAAAAACGAGGTTCTTGGCCACCCCTTGGCTCGCATAGAAGGTGTTATACTGAATAAGATACTTAGGGAGTTCATCCGGGAGCGTTCCCCCCATGTGTTCCTCACAAAAGCCCTTATGCTTGCCCCACTCGATTGACATGCTCTGACGAAAGGGCACACCGACATCCACACTCGAGACGCGATCAAGCCATCCATCCCGGACAGGATAAAGGGAGTCCTGCATAAAGAAAAATCCACCAGGCGAATCAAATGTCTTTATCGCATGGAGGTATCCCCCGACATCATACACTGGGTTGATGTTGAAATGGACATAGGACACATCACGCTCAATGGAGTGGATGTAGTCGATATGCTCACGCCGGGTTGATCCCGTATCCTCGAGACAGATCCTATATGTGCCAGGCTCCGTGTGCTTACGGATGTGAGCCAAGGTCTTCTCAAGGCTCTCCGTGTCGTTATTTGTGGAGATAACCAATAGGATTGGCGTCTTCATCGAATGCTTTCTGATAGAGATATTGAGCGTAATCCCAGTCATGGGGTGTGTCGATATCAATCTTTGGACTGTCAACACGCATGTAATGGGGTGTGGCTCCAATGTGATACCCGACTTCCGTCATGGCCGTAGAGTTAAGTATGGAGCAAGTGAAGGGCATCTCATACATCTGTGGGAGATTCTGCGACTTCACATGCCATGGACCGAAGCCCCAACCCTGCGGACGGAAGCGATCATCCAAGAAATACCCCTTACAAGGGTATAAGGCCACCATGGAGTCATAGTCATTGATCTCATTCCACTTCCTAAGCATGGCCGCATGGTCGTTGAATATCGGATCTGTGACCTGACACCACATGATTGTCGGGAAGAAGCTCCGGGGGGCAGTCTGGCGACAGACATCCCGATAGGTATCATTGAACCAAGCCTTGAAAGGGCAGTCATTGTCCGTGAAGCGTTCTTCCCTGGATATCGGTATGATGCCATACTTTTCCCCGAAAGGCTCAATCACATCATAATTCTCAGAGGAAAGGAAGATGTCACCCGGCTTGAATACCTTGAGAAGCTTCTTGATGAGGATGTCCGTCAATGAGTCACCATTGCGAGGATCAAACTCTTTGAAGTTCTTGTTAGGAATCCGGGTGGAATTCGTCTTGGCTGGAATAACCGCGTACATCAGTGCCCTATCCACTCATCTTTCCGGACAACTTCAAAGTCGCCTTGCGTCTGACCTGTGATCTTGCAAGTGATATCACGGACCCGGCCGATGTTCCAGAAAGTCGGCTGGTTATTGGTTTCATCTGCCCATTTATCAATAGCCGCCTTCACAGCCTCATTGAGTTTGGCTTCATCCTCTTTGCTCCAATCCCAACAATCAGCATATTCCCCGCATTCATCGCAGGCGGCTTCCTTTAGGTCATCACTAATATGAAGGACAAAACTTGATGCCTTGCATTCAATCTTCTCGCCCTCACTGACGACAACTTCCTCGCCGATATACTCACCGGCTTGCATTTCTTCATTACTCAACCCAAGCTGTTGAACGGCCTCTTCGACCGCTTCCGCGAGTGTTGAGCATGAGTAGTTTTCCTGATCCGCAGAGAATGCGGTGTTAGTTTCTTTCTTTTCCATTTTGGTTTTCGGTTTTGGTTTGGTTAAATTCCTCGAGACGATCAGCGGCCTCTCTGAAGAGATTCATGCTTTCAATCAATTTTGTACTCTTTGATCCGAGATTGCTATACTCATCCGCACACTTGCGAAGCTCTTTAATAAGGGTGTGTGTCTTGATTCTCATGGTAGTGTTGGATCAATATCAGGATCGAGTTCACTCGGATTCAATACAGGAGACAATACATAAGGGCCGATGTCTCCCGCCCCTGTCGGTTCTTTAGACCATGTGACGCACTCAAGATCACACTCCCGGAAGTCCTCTTTCTCATTGCCCTCTCCGACTTGGAGGTAGATTTGCTTAGGATGATTCATGATTCTAAAGCCTTCCGGGCGATACGCCGAGCGTTTGTGTCACGATTTGACTCCCGGATTTCCCAAAGAGCATTCTCATATCTACGCAGCCGACTAAGAGCCTCCTTGTAGTTTGGAAAATGTTCATTATCGAAAGGACCCTGAACTACCTCAAACGCATCTGTTTTTGGGGTCTTCATGCTTTACGGGGTTTCCTTGGGAACGCACGGACGAGAGGCTTCACCTTCTCAACACTGCGGTTGTATTTGATCCAGATCGCCCGGAGACGTTCTTTCTTCATGAATTCAGGATTGTTCATCGCCGCACTCCACGCAGAGAAGGGATGAGGTTTCTTTTTCGGTTCAGTTTCCATAGTCAATTCCTCTCCCATGCTTATTCCAGGAGTCGCATTCCATCTTTGCGACCGTGGATGCTTCCTCTTCAGATCCGAAGGGACCACCCCCATCAACAGGTTGAACACCCTCATCGAGGATGGTGTAGTAAAATCCTGGGCCATCGATCCCATCTTGCATGTAGTAAGCGGAATAGGAATAGATCTCAAGATGAGCAGGGGGCTTACAAGATTCCCAGATCGCTTGGCTGATGGCCGCAAACAACAGAAAAAGAACCACACACACAAGCAGCGGGTCGAGGCTTAGAGACGCCTTTTGATGAATTTGAGACAAGACGAGGATTCCCCGACCCGCCGCTACTAACGTGGGCAAAGTCATTTCGTGGCCTTCTTGTGTTCTGCGATCTTAACCTCATCTCTCATGACCTTTTCACGGATAGCTTCCCGGATGTAGGTAGAGGGAGGTGTTGCGAGCTCATTCGCACAGATATCCATGCGATCTTTGAGTTTCTTGGAAAGGCGTAAGCCTACTGGTTCAGATAATGGTTCACTCATAAGCAACCAAGTTTCTTCACTTGATTGCACTTGTCAAACAAATAACATCATTTTTTTAACTTTTCCCACTGTTCCTCAAATTCCTTATGGAGTTTATCCCGGATAGTGGTGATGCCATGCTTGTGAAGGAAAGGGATGATGACAACAAAGAGGAGGAATGCAATGCCTCCAATCCATAGGCTAAGACGAAGTAAACCCTTGACCTCACCAACGGCTTTATCACCCCAGGACTTCTGGGATGCCTCCAATTCAGCCTTCTGTTGGGCAAGTTGAGCTTCCACGAGTTTAGTAACTTCCGGCTGAGTCAAACTCTCAACAGCAGAGATGCGGGTGAGATCCGGGGCGGTCATCAGAGAATACTCAGGGACGAATGGCTCGGCCATCTCTTTCCCCGCGGCATACCCGAGCATACCCCCTGCCGCCGCTGTACCTGGTCCACCAAGACTACCGACGGCCGCGCCTCCTCCAGCTCCAACGATCGGATAGAGCTTCTTGAGTTGTTGGCAGGATGTGAATAACGGGATCGCTAAAAGGATGATGGTGAATCTCATTGGTATTGGATTTTCTTTTTCTTTTTACGGAGAGCAGCAACTCCAAGAGCGGCCGCGCCTCCACCGAGAGCAAGCTTCCCATTAAACCCCCGACGGAGTTTCTTGGTTGGCTTCTTGTAGGACGTTTCTGGAAAAACAGCATCCACATATTTCTCTGGATACTTCACTTTTGAAGGTTGCATTGCCGGCCTGGTGGCCTGAAACGAAATTAGCCTCTCACGAAGGGCGGAAAGATCCATTTCCCGTGTTGATCCAGGATTCCGAAGGCGACTCTTTTTCAATACATCTGTGTCATACCCCATCTTTTTAAGGAGTGACCGGGCGTAGGTATTGGAGTTATCCGCAGCGCCTATGATATTCTTATGCAGCTTCGGGTAATCTTTCTTTATTCCCCTGGAAGTGCGAACTGCCTCATTGAGATCCCGGTTTGATCGAACATCTGAGACCCGTTTTATATTCTTCCCACTGAGAGCGGATTTGCGAGCGGATTTAGTATCATGGCGCTGGTTTGCCTGGGCTTTAAGTTTACCCTTCTTATTGTAGGCACCGAGGACAACCCCCTCACGATTCCCGATCTTCCGCATCTTCTTCCGGGTTTCCTTTGTAAGGCCACGTTTATGCGCAGGTACAACAACAACGTATTCATGTCGCCAGAAAGGGAGATTTCGCACCCCCCTTTGACCATGATAAACACCAGGTTGAAAATCTTCCTGACTCATTTCAATCTGCTCCTCTTGGTTTGAATATCCCATAAGACTCCGGCGGCGTTGCTGAGAAGACCATGGGCGTTGAGGCTTTGCCATTTTGCCATCAGGCTTCCTTTTACCCCATCGTTTTTTTGTCTTATTCATGTTCCGAGAGGTCGTATGTCAACATTCCACATTTACTCGCCCCTTTTAGCCAGTCTTGCCAAGCTTTCGCTAAAATCTTAGCCCAGGCTTCACTTCCTGCATGAGTGGTGTAACTGCAAAAATCTACTGGATCACCCTTCCAGATTCCCTGCCGAATATGAACAGGAAAGGTCGTTACCCTTCCCATAATCCTTGCCCTCGCCTTGAATGTTATCTTCCAAATCTCTCTCCCTTGTTTTGTTGTAAACTTTGTGATGTCAGGCTTTCTCATTTGCTATTAAGATGATTTTGGCCCCTTCAGGGACTCTAATGATAGTTACATCCTTCCCGATATGTTGAGTCAGGTGTTTAGCCAAGGCTTCCGACTGGGGAACCTTGTCCTGCTCATCAAAAAGGATCAGTGGTTTTCGCCCCTTGTGTTGCTTGATTTTCCGCTCAAGCTTTTCGTAGTTTGCCAAGTCGATATAGGTCTTCAACATGCTCTCTGTGCCATTCAAGGAGTTCACTAAAAGCTTTCGCGGCCGTCAACCCGACGACTCCGTTTCCAAGCATTCTGAGTCGGTGTTCTCTGAATTGCTTTTGGGTGATGCCTTCTTGCATCCATTTAGCGAGTTCTCGATCTCCCTGAGCGATGGCAAGGAACCTTGCGTCAATGATCGGGTATCGCACCTCATCATCATCATCATCATCATCTCCTCCATCTCCGGATAGTTCGGGATCATCATGCTCGTGAATCCCGGGGGAAGCCCCATTAGGGTCTCCACCCAATCTGGATTCAACCTCACCCTCTTGTTTTGATTCGACGCTTGGCCGCATAGGGTATTCTCCGGTTGATGCCCCTGGTATTTCGTATTCATCATCAGGTGGGAGGCATCCATCACTCGCGGGGTATTCCATGACTGGGAGGACCCTTGGAGGTTCCCAGTGCTGTTGAGGCTGTCCTGGTCGGCTTGGCCATCGGACGGGGATGTCTTGATGGTGGCCTCGTGCATAGCCATCACTGCCTCGCTCACCCTGGCGCCCGCTCTGACCCCGCTCCTGTTTCGAGTCATGCTGAAGGTGTTCTTCCCTATCTCTGCCGGACTCGCCTGCTCCGTATCCGATGCACGGGTCGTTGGCCACATCTCCGGCATCTTCTCCCGGCGTTCCTGAATGTCCACTGCAAGGTTCAGAGTCAGTTGGGTGTGTTTCCCATCCTTTGTGTAAACCCTTTCCCCGATCTGAGGAACCCCCCCTTCCTTCGTCTGGAGATCCGCCACATTCCTTCCCACTTCCGTTGTGTCCGGCGTCGGCCAACACATCTTCTCCACATCCCGGAGTTGAGGGCGATGATCCTCCCGATTTGGATTCGCTGCTTGGTACATATCCGAGGTGCAGGGAGTGGGCCAACCCGAGATCTGGCCATCCTTGGTTTCCTTTGAGGCATCCTGTCCATGGGGATTCCCTTGGGTCGGTTCTAAAGGAGAGGGAGAATACACGGTTTCGACGGTGTGGAGCGCCGACTTCTGCCGCCGAGTATATTCCAGCCTTAGCCATGAAACCATCTTCGCCCAGGTCGGAGATAACTGTGTCGAGTCCAAGCGAGACGTGGCCGTCGACGTTTTCCCCAAAGAAGGCGTGTGCTCGAACTCCAGATACGACTGCCCGGGTGAATCCCCACATCTTTCCCCTTGAGCCCGCCAATCCCTTTCGGTTTCCGGCACAACTAAAATCTTGGCATGGATATCCGGCAATGACGAGGTGTACTTTGTTACGAAATTCTTTGCTCGGGAATTGGGTAACATCCGTAAAAATAGGCGCCTCATCCAGGTATCCAGCTTCAATCTGCGAAGCCAGCCTTTCGACTGCAAAGGCTTCGATTTCCACATAAGCGATGATGCGCAGGTTTGGGATAACTCTTCGTAGTCCCGTTTCGAGGAATCCTCCTCCGGTGAATAAGCTAATTGCTGTAATTTCTTGGTTGGTAGTATCCACATTCAATTTATTTGTTAAGGTTCGGTTTCGGTTGAGCGGTGTATTTACTATATTGCTGGCCATCAATCTCCAGTATCCCAGTGATACTGTGATTAGATACACCATATACAGTAAGATAGACGGGATGCTTCCTTTCAAAGATGTCTCTCTCCGTCCATCCATTTGATTCTGCAATTTGACTCACATTGTAAATTAACCATTTGAGCATGTGAATAAATGCAGAGTGCCAACTTAAAGGTTGGTGACTAAACGCTTCCTTCATTGGCAATGTAAATTCCTTGAATGATTCTATCATATCATCAGGGATTAGTGTAGAGGTCTTATCAAAAGGATATTCCTTTGGTTCCTCAGAGCCATTGGCTCGACAGTATTCTAAATCTATTATCATAAAAAAGGAGAGGGAGACCTCCCGGGCGTTCTATTCGTTACCTTCGAGAGGTCTCCCAAATGCCTTATGTCACAATACACATTTCAGGAAATAGGAAACGGGGTGTGATGCCCCTTTCCATTCCTAAAGTCCAAAGTCCATTTTTCCCTTTGGGAAAACGTGCGCGTGAGAGAGGCTTAGTTATCAATCTGACGAACAGGGTTGCGGCGTAGTACAAAACCTCGCCCGGTTTCAGCCTTTGTCTTGATGATTCTCTTCTCTGTCACACCCTTCTGGATAGTTCTCTTGGCTACGGTCTCAGAAATTCCACACTCCTTAGCCTCGGAGAGCACATCTTTCATGGGTTTGCAAATCTTGATATCTAACAACTGTACGATCGTGTTAAGATTATCCGTTGTTTCCTTTTGGCGGGCAGTCGTAGGGGCTGCAAGCTTGCTTGGATTCTTATCATCACGCCTTTTGAATAAAGGGAAATCCATCTTCACGACAAATGATTTTGGAGTTTCATGATTCCTGACAGTTGATTCCACTGTAAAGCAATCAGGATCTTGATGCTCAGTAAGGGTCATAATAGTGTCAGGCGCCCTTGAGAATACTCCAGACCCGGAGTTTCTATCTAACGACTTCTTTGTGGCCTGATTTCCCTTCGAGAAATGGGTTGCGAATACCGTGGCCGCCCCAGTATCCAGAGCGATCGACTCAAGCTCATTCATAAGGCTATTGATATCCCCCGCTGCATTCTCATCTCGATCACCGAGAGTTTTGTATATCGGATCAAGAATAACCATGGAGAAGTTGCGGTTTACCATCGCCTTGATGAACTTCGGTTTGATGGCCTCGAGAGCCTGAGCTTCCCCACGTAGATTCCATAGATACAAGTCTTTTGTTGGGAAGTTGATACCCTTGGCAGCCTCAACCCTCTTCACTCTTTCACGCATGAAGTATTTCTGGATCTCGAAATTGATATAAAGAACTTTACCCTGATGCGTCTCGAGACCCCAGAAGGGAACCCCATTGGCAACAGATACGGCCATATCCAAGAGAGTCCAGGATTTGAAGGTCTTGGATGCACCGCCAAGCGAAAATGACATCTGGCGATTGAGGAGACCATCAATGATAGGATGAGGCATAGGGATGTCTTCCTCATAGAATGTATCACAAGCAACGATATCCGGGAAGGCATCAACTTGTGAGTCTTCCCACTCCTGCCAGTTGGGATAGCCCAGATCAAGGGCGAGGAGAGTTTGCTCCTTGCCTGTATCTCCACGGGTCACACCAGGAAGGCGGGAAAGACGGGAAGGATCTTTGTTGGCGGTATCAACATCATACTCAGAGAAGTGATCCATCAGGGCGCGGATTCGCCATTTGTATTCCTCATCGGAACGAGCATTGACTCGAACGATCGCATGAATGGATTTGCCCCCGGAGTAGGTGACGGCCGCACAAGGTATCTTGGATTGCTTAATAAGCTGCCATTGCTGCTTCAGGGAGATGGTATCAAACTCAATCAGAGCGTAATCCATCCTTGCCATGTTCTTCGCTTTACGGCCCCCCATGGCATCCTGAATCGGGTTGATCGAGAAATATAATCCCTCATTCACTTTCCCCTCTTCATTGTGCGTGGAAAATAGTTCAGAAATGCCTCCCTTCTCTTCGATCTTCTCAAGCCATGTTTCCACATTGAGAATAGGATGGCTGCCAACAGGCTTCTCTTTGCCGTCTTCACCAATCTTGGCAACTACGACTTGGACCCGCTCACTCAGCTTGAAAAGATGCCGAAAGATGGTTTCAGTTGGATTCTCCATTGGCTTCGGGAGATCTTCAGACTCATCCAGAATGTATCTGACAGCCTTCATGACGTTTCCACTATGATCCGCTTCAATGACTTTTGGCTTGGGAGCGGATTTCATCTTCGGGAGTTCCTTTGCTTTGGCTCCATTCGGCGGGACGGCAGGCGGTCTTGCTGATCGACTCAACGCGGAACCGATTGTCTTCTGAGCTTCATCCTCTGTGAGGCCATCCAGCATTCCACGACGGCCAAGAATATCATAGATGGTGGCATCAGGCCATCCGGCATCCCGGCATTGGCATACCGCATGGAATAGGGTTTCATTTCTTTTTCCTTCAGACGCCCCGCCCTCAATATAGAGGCGAACAGCTTTCGGGATTGGTGGTAGTGTTGACATAAGGCTAGTCTTGTTATTCTCCCGGAGGAGGGAGAGGTTGTGTGTTTTGTGTGTAGAGTCGTGATTGTGGCGGCCAGAAAACTACCGTCTCAAGATACTCCAAAAGGAAGTATGCCCATCCGGTTGTGTATTCCTGGCCATTGCACTCAAATTTATCTTGAGCGGATTTCGGGTGAAGACCTGACTGGACGGCCATGTCATAGGCCGCCCTGAGCTCATGCGTCCGTTGTGGGGTCCATGTCGGGTTTGGAGCCACTTTGGGTTTCCTTGCCCTCTTTGCTGTTGGCTTGGCCATTAAATTCCTGTCGTTGATGTTTGAGGATTTCTGTGTGTTCTTCCACTTCAGCGAGGAGAGCGTCAATCCGCTCCTTGCGTCTCTCGGGATCAAGAGACGCTTCCCATGCTGCGAGATCTTGCATCTCCTGCTTCTTGGTCTGTCGGGCCATAAAGAACCCGAAAATCATCAGGAAGGCAAACAGGACGACGACAAGCCAACCGATTCCAGCCATGATGTTGTGAATGTATTCGAGGATTTCAGATGCGATTTCCATAACTTAAAAAAATTCTGGAGTTGGAGCTTGAGCTTGAGATGTAGATTCAGCGGCTCCATGGTAAGAAAAGATCTTGGAGCGAGTTTGATTCTGATAGATGTCATCCTGTACCGCGACCCGGCCACTGCCCCCCATGAGGTATTTATGGCAGAACGCATCATCAACGGTGATCGACTTTCCTTTTTCCGGCAAATCAATCCCTTTGGAGGGAGTGACACACTTGAGAAGGATGTCGAACTTCCATTGAGACTTCGGGGTGAAGGTGAAGGTATCCTTCAGGATGGTTCCTGTTTCCTTCACACGATACTTGAGATCCATCTTCTCATTCCCGCTACTAGACAGACCAAAGCTGAATTCGATAACGACAATGGTGTATTCCCCAGGAGGGATGTATGTGACCGTGTTGGGGTCAGCATCAGTGTATGTGTATTGTGGCATGGCTACTTGATTGATTTTTCCGGTTCGAGGGTCTTGTAAGACTTGGTTATTGTGATGATATCGCTCATTTTCTCCTGAACGATTTCTAAGGCTTCTTTCTTGGTAACACCCAGACCTTCACGGAATTCATCGACCAATTTGGTCATGCTGACATTACAGCATCGCAAAATGGCCTCATCGCTCAACCCGGATCGCTTGTAGCAAGCCACAGCATCCTTGATTGATTTCCGGCCGGAGGTTTCCTTGAAATAAAATCCTGGTGGAGGCGTCTCGAGACCCTTGGCAAGAGCTTCAACCGCTGACCCCCACTTCTTGAGGAGTCGGGAAAGGGTAAGTGCCTTGGATAACGCATAGGGATCTTCCCCCAATTTAGAGACATTAAATGAATCAAGATCCCAATCCATGTGAGCGGCCACGATGTTCGTCCGATCCTTGATGGCCTGACATTCAGTAATGCGACCACACCAATGACAGAATTCATTCGGCACCTCAAGAGCATCTGGATCTTCTGATTTGACGATGATATCACAGATCACATATTCCGCGGCCTGTCGGGTAATCGTGTACTTCCGTTTTCTTTTGTAGCGGGAGTAAAGAACAGTCACATCGACGTAATCCGACCCAACCTCATCCATAAGAGCAAGAGCATACCCGGCCATCTGCGCCCAGTACGCATGTTCTTCCCCTGCCTTGAGGTCATAGATCTTGTTGGGTCCAACAACGACATCAACGGTGCCAGCATAAACCTCCTGCATCTTATCATTGTAGAAGGACAGCGGCCGCTCGATCTCGACCGTCTCCCCCTCGCGAGCTTCACTCATGACAACCTTATGCGCCCAATGAAGCCCCTCCATCTCATACTCAGTGACTTCCTCAAGGAAGATCGGAAGTTCCCCTTTGAAGAGGGAGGCAAAGATCTTGTGTTGAACATTCCCGCTTACGGAAAACTTACTACCCCCATCAGGAGTGTAGCGGCCGCAACGAGATTTGGCAGGGAATGAAGATGGCCGTAGTCTGTGATGCCCTACGGGAGAATCATTTACAATAACCTCACTCACTTCTTCTCGCCTTTTGCCAAGTCATCCATGAATGCGTCCCAAGCCTCAACAACCTTCTTGGCCTGGGCTGGCCCGAGGGAGTCGAGTTCTGCGACTTTGAATCGCTTGAGAATGCGAGCAGTGGCATTCTCCCGGATCGAATCAGAGCAGTTCTCCAACTTATCCTTGAGGTCACTAAGCCAATCACGACTGGGTTCCTCTTTGGTTACAGGCTGAGACATCATGTTTCTAACCGCACTTGTGGCATCTGAAAGCTCATCTGGATCATAGATTCCAGCTGCAATTTCCGGGACGTGCATACGGAGAGCCTTGGTTACACAACGAGCACGAAGCATCGCCCCTGGATTATTCACCCAGTTGTCCTTCTGAATCAATGGTTTTCCATTAACGACAACCTTACTGGCTTCCTCCCATGTATAAGAGACTGGTGCGAGCTCCTTGTTGCGATACCAGAGCTTGAGCGTGGCTCGCTGGCCATCATCCCCAACCTCCGTCCATTCGAAGTCTCCACCATAGTCTGTGCGAAGCTTTGCGAGCATGGTGGCAGCCTTCATCGTCGGCTTTCCGAGAATAAGGTCATAAATGCGACCAAACTCAATCGGAGTGATCTTTTCCGCCATACAAGTGAATGCGATGATCGTACCCTGCTCAGGCTTCTCGCAGCCACACATACCACTGAGGGCGATCGCCCTCCCGAAGTTCTCAATAGCTTCCCATTGCGCACCAAAATTGGCGTAAAGATCTAAAGACTCACTTGGCTCTCCACGCTGGAGAGCAACAGATTCATTACTAAGTGCCTCCACAGGGAGGGCTTGGTTCTCATCAGTCATAGGTTTTCGGTTTAGGTTAGGATTACACTTGTGTATTAAGTGATTTCATTTGTCAAACATCTTTTTACAAATTTCTTCCATTGATTCTTTTTGCAAAGGCTTCTGTATTTTCGTTGCAACCGGGCATCCACACCCATGCGGCCTTCCATCTCCTGACATCCCTTGACAATGGTGGTATGGCATCGCCCAAACGCCTTCCCAACATCAAGAGTTGACCAACCAAGAGAACGACAAAAGAGGTAGCACATTTGTCGGGGAACAACCAAGGCATCTGGACGGCTTCGGCCTGTCAGATCCTCAACAGGCATCTTGAAATGCCTTGCAACTCTTTGGATGACTTCCTGAATCATAAGTCATCAATCCTTCTATCACCCCAGATTTGAACCAGGTTCTTTGTGCATCCACGAAAGAGGGGAATCCATCGGCCGACATTCCCGGTGTGAGTGATGACACCCTTACACAAGGACATCATTATCATGACAGCAAGGAAGTCTCGAGCGGCCTCTACACGCTGGCCTTCCGGGATGAGCTTGGCCACTTGAGTCTTTGTCTTGGTGCGAGGGATCTCATCAATGGTCACAACGCGGCCGCCATACCGCTCTTTGGCAAAATCAACAAACTGTTGTTGATCTGTCTGGATCAAGATCCTATCCAGTGAGAGCTTTTCCAACATCTCATCCACTGGGGAAAGGAAGAATCCATACTCGGGTTCCTGGACCTCCGTAAATTTGTCCGTACCACGAAAACACACTGCCAGGGTTCTCCCTGTGTGAATCTGGTACTTTTCCCCAAAATCAGCCATGCGATGAAAGGTTGCCGGGTCCGGGGTAAAATACCGGTGAACAAATGGCGTCAACGCCTCCTGATCCTCACTGTCCTTATAGGAGTGTTTGGAATCCCTTGGGGCAAAATACTTCTGGGAAGGCGAGACAGGAGGAAGAAGAACATCATCACGCTCCATAAAAAGCTCTCTGTAAACATCCTGACCCTCATGATCCCGGTAGAGATGGAATGTCTCTGAGAAATCTGGGAGGGGTGCGAGTTTTCGATGATTGTATCGCTGGACAATGAGATTCAAACCAAGTGAGCAAATGGAAAAGAACCCAATGCTCGTATGGATAACTTTAGGGCCGGGTGTAGTCTTCATTTAACGAAAAGAGGTGGAAGGGAATCGATCTTGGCATTGAAGCCATCGAAGCAGGACATCTTGTGGATTACCCGATTCGGGTTTTCTCGCAATGGAGGCAACTGGCCTCGCACTCCCAACATCCGAAAAAACTCCATCTCATATCTCCAAAGCTCGTGATAATTCACGAAGATGATCCGGTAGTTGCGGGTCCGGTGTTCAAAGTAGTTATTGAAAAACTCCTCGAGGCCAATCCGGTCAGTATTTTGTTCAGCATACTTTTTCCGATCCTGAACGATGGTATTGGGATGCTTGACACCAATGTTTCGCCAATGAACCAACCCCCATGCGCAGGATGTGGCCTGGGAATACTCAGGTCTCGAGTAGATGAAGACCACACGGGCAAGATCCGGGTTTGGATCAACAGTGTTGCCAAAGTGTTCACCATCAGGAAGGCAAAGCTCTCTTGGCGGATTCCTGTCATGGATGTGATGCGCCGGGCCATGAGCTCGCAGGATATTGGTTAGCATTGTGGAGCCACATCCACCATAAGAGCAGACATAGAAACGAGGTTTTTCGGTTTGTTCGTTCATAGATACCAGTGTTTTGAAATGAAATCCAGATCCTCCTCATCGGGGATTCTTTTCACGTTCCTCCAGTTGAGATTTCGAAGCCGGAACATATCAGGGAAGAACTTTTGGGTGTAGTTGAAGACAATCTCATACTCGGATGCCCCGGAGCCACCCCGCTCTTGAGGGTCCACACACTTCATAAAGGCTTCCCAGAAGGGACAGCCATGATGATCCTCAACAAGATTGAAAAGAGATGCCAGGACTTCGTGACTCATCGGCATGTGATGAGCAACCCCGGATGCGTTTTGCATTCGCTCAAGGAAGGGGTGTAGTCGCTCCATGTGTCTAAAGTATGGCTTGTGCCACTCATACGCCTTAGTAAATAGCAAAACCCCCTCCTCGTGGAAATTTAAGGGCCGAAGCAAATGGGTATCCGCATCAAGCACAAGATAGGGATCAGAAAGACCAGGAATCACTTTCCAGGCATACAACTTGATGAGTTGCTGAAGATACCAGCCTACACGACCAGGCTGACGAAATGCCCCGGCATCATAAATATCCTGCCAAGAGAAAGGAAAGATCGATTCCGGGGTGAAGTTCGCCATCTTCCAACGGCATTCCTCTTCACCATGCTCACACCCGGAGAACCGAGTCACAACGTAATGGTCACGAATACCGATGACATTCTCCCGCGTGTAGGGAAGTTGCCCCTGAATCTTGTCGTTGGGGCCGAGAGGTGTAACAACATCAATCACTTGCGAACATCCCCCCAAAGCTGTTCAGGCCGCTCTTTGATGGTTTCTGCCCCATAGACAGGAGTGAAAACATCCGGATCATAGAGATCCACAAAATCGAAACGGGTTCCATACTTGTCATAACGAACATGAGGAGACCAAACGGAGTTATTTGGCAATGGCATCCAGGCTTGAGCCAGGTTCTTTGATGTCCAGACAGGCCAGAACGAAAATGTGCTTTGAGGCATGATGACCCAGATGGATCTCGCTAAGCGATTCAATGTCTCTTCCGGGTTCAGATCCAAGACCTCACCATCAAACTCATCGAAGACAGATAACATGGGATGATTAGGCTCATCCGTCACAATCCGAACAGGGACATTTGGAAGCCCCTTCTTGAATCTACGGAGAATCAACAGATAGTATTCCGGGGTCATCGCCCATTTGAGATTCACATAATCCGTAAGGCGAACATGGCAAAGGATCTCCTTAATGGATTCCCCCGCCTTGTCATACCCGAGCCACTTTCGGATGTGATCCCGGTAAGGCTTGATGTACTGGATATTCTGTGGACCCGCACCAATAACAGAAACCCCCTTATGCTCCTTGGCAGACTTCATCACATCCGCCCATGGCCGAAACTTCCCTCCATGGCCACGAAACTTCAGCTTGAGCCGGTTAAGCCTCTCCCTATCCGGAATCCCTGGTTGCGAAGACACAAGGCCAGGATGCCCCTTGATCGGGAATGACTCAAATCCAACACCCAGGCCGGATGCAAGAATATGGCCAACACAGAATTGAAAGATTTGATTCCCTGTGCGACCGCTTGGTTTTCCTGTGTAGATACCACTCATGACTCCTGAACATATCCCCTCACATTAAAGCAGGAAGGAATCTCCCGCCAATCAGGGGTAATAATTTGATTTTTGTGTTTATAGAAATGGATGTAGTGAGCTTGCTTCCCGTTAATCGAGAGAAGACCATCATAAATCTGGATATCCGCATTCCCGAGGTATTGATAATCATTCGCCCGGATCTCGCAGCGGCGATCTTCTTTGAAGATGTGACGGAGAACAGTAGGGGTCAGATGCTCATCGATATAGCGGTTGACCCCCTCGGCCAACAAGGATGCGGCCGTCGGCAGATAGCCGAAAATGTCTCGACTGGCTGAATTGTTCCGCATCATTACAAAGTGGCCAGGGATGAACCATCGGCCGAGAGGGGTCTTGGATTTCACCATATCCATGTCATGTCTCTCATGACACCCGCAATAGAGATCATGGTCGCCGAATTCCGGTAGTTGACCATAAAGAACATCGCAATCTCCGTATCCCCAGAAATCATAAGGATGAAGTTCCTCATGGAAGATCGCCCCATAGAAGGATTTGAGGTCACAGAGCTTGTATGCGAATCGGTTGGCAAATTTGATATCGAAGGCCGCTTCAGCCCGATCATAAATTTCATCCATCTCCATTGAGATCACCTTCACATTGGAAGGGACGGGGCCAATCGTGTCATAGTCCGTGATGAATAAAACATCCATGGGTTGACGGCCAATAGAGGAAAGCCACAGGTCAATGTATGGCCACCGGATGACGGGTTTTCCATCCTGGACCCGCTTCCCGAACATGGGGATCACAAGGGCGGCATTATTTGTCGGCTTGAACTGCATAGATATACTCCTGGATTTCTTTGGGTAAACGCTTGTAAACGATTTCCCGGTGTTGATTGTAAACCCTCTTCAGGCCGAAATCCGCGTTCACATAGCACTCTGGCATCATGTGAGCATGGAAGCTCCGTGCATTATCCCAATCCACAACAGAAGGATCGAGGGTAGGTGTCCGCTGCATCTGTGTTGTCATCTGAGGCATTCGCCAGAATCCAATGTTGTGATGCTCATCAAACTGGCCAACCTGGAAGTGTTCAAAAAACCAGATCATCCCTTGCTGCTCATAAAAGTCAGAGCGATGAAGGTAGAGTTCTTTCCAGATTTCACCAGCATTTCTCGCCTTCGTCCAGATATACCCGGCATTGAAAACCCCATAAGTGCGGTAATTCTTGGCCCGATCGAGGTAGTTGTAGTGAGGAGAGAGGATGATTTCGTCCCGCTCATTCAAGCAATCATGAATCGGGCGACCAAGGATGATATCTGTATCCAGAAACATCGTATCACCCCATTTGAAGACAGCCTCGCCGAGGCATTCCATCTTCAAGGCAATACAGTCGATACGGTGAAAGTTGTTTACCGCCTGAATTTCAGCATAATCTTCCCGAACTTTCTTTAGTCTCTCCTCAGTTATCATGGAATACTCGAGGCCGGGAATTTCCTTCGACTCAAGATAAGCCCTTGTTTCGGCGTCACACACGAAGAGAATTGGACAATCGTGATAATGACACCTAACGGAAAATGCCATTATCGCCGCCTCTTTCTTTACCTCGCGGGTCGCCACTGCGGAGAATGACGAAAACATATCCCCTCAGAAAAGGGGTGGCAGAATACTTGTCAATCCCCGAGTGGGGGTTTTGTGTCATCCTGTGGGATCTTAATCTTCATCAAGTTTTGAATGTGTTGTTTAATCCACCTCAAATCTGTCTGCATGGATTTCACTGCATCTCGGACAGGCTTGTAATCTTCCTCATGCTGATCCAAGCGCTCATGAGTTCTGGAAATCTCTTTCGACAATTTATCTTCCAGCTTTTTGAAACGGGCCTCACATTCCACCTCATTAGCATTCATGGATTTCTCAGACTGACTCATCCGGTAGAACAAGACAGATATTGAACCTGCTGCGGCAAATAGAGAAATAATCCCCACGACAATCCCCACAAGGGCAGACGTGGCCTTTAGCCAGTCCAGCGTTGAATCAGCCATACCCAAGGTGAGAAGGGCGAGAAGACAAGAGGGATCAATCATTTTTTATTCCATTTTCGGCGGCGCTCTGTGCAACTGGTGCATGGTTTTATCCCAGTGACACGCTTGATAACTTTAGCAACAACATCCCCCACACCACGACATTCCTTGAGGCCATAGTCAACCTGCAAATCCTCCCAGTCCTCACGATCCATTTGATAGCCTTCCGCGGAGGGTGCGCCCTCTTCCTGTACCTGGCTCACCAATCCTTGATACTTCTTCGCATCTTGCTTCAGAAGGTAGTCTAAAAATCCCTGGTGAATGTAAGCCTTCACTTGTATCTCTTTTCGGACAAGTCACCCGGCAAACCTGCGGGGCGATCAATATGGGTAATGTTCTCAATCTCACCAAGTCTCTTGATATGGACATGGAGTTTCAGAAGCTCTGCCTGTTTATCCATCCACCGGGGATCATTGGAGGGGTGATCCTTACTCTCCCGCTCGTAGTGGGCAGTGTGAGCAAAGAAGGAAATGGTATTTTCGAGTTCCTTAACGATTTTCACCTCAGACCCCTCGATTTCCATGTATCGAATCTTGTAGTCTTCTGGATCAAGCCCCCAACGATTGCGGGGGCCATAAGCTTCTTTAGGCTTCCGGGGAAGGACTTCGAGGCAGAATTTCGATTTCCCCCCATCTGTCCAAACACCCGGAGACATGAGTTCATCATCTTCCGGTGGCTCCGAGCAGGATTCGCCAGGGACACGCTCCTCTGGCTCATAAGGCTCAGGAAGCAGAACCTTCAAATCAACGTCAGGAATGGGAGGGATCTGGATTTGAGCCCTACCCTCAACAGAAACATCATCAATCGAGATCGGGGCCACCTCAACGGAGTGTTGGCCGCCGGGAATGTACTGCTCCACGACAGGGAGGTAAATATCCTCATAGGTGAGTTCTTCAATCTCAACGCTACATACAGGAGTGAAGGCAGGAATCTCCACATCACTGACAGATACATCCGGGCAACAGCAAGGGACCTCAAACTCAGGGATCTCAATCGTGATAGGACCAACCTCAATCTCGCACGGATCTGACTGATAGTGAGAACAAGAATCAGAAACCTCTACCGGGATCTCAATATCCTCGATCGGCGGGATCTGGACGGCGACAGATTCATCGCATTCAACAGTCACCTCCAACTCGATCGCATCAATCTGGATCTCTTGACAGGAGACAGTTCCCTCAAGAGTTTTATTTGGAATGTGGATCGGTGGGGTCTGCCATGCCACCAACACAGGTTCCTCCGTGACGGTCACTCCGGGAGTGAAGGTAGGGATGGAAATATCATCAATCTCAACCTCCACCTCAAACGGCGCCCACTGGAAGCCAGGGACAGTGAATTCAAGATACCGATCATCGTACTCTGGGCACTCCATGGAGGGATATTCAGGATCAGCCGGCTCGATGTGATACCCAAACTCTTCCCTGGCTCCGCCATTCACATCATGGGTTGAGCAATAGTAGGGACGAATGACTGCATCCGTATCCACGCAATGAGGAATGTCATTGTGAGCATAGAAGCGAAAAGCAATGTTTGCGTTCATGTCATGGGGTGAACGCTTGGAGGTGTTGATAGTTTCTGTGATGACCGACGCACTCACCGGATTGGTGTGCCCGATCTGTCGAGCGTCTGTGACCGGGACAACCTCTCCAGATTTCTTACGCCGAACAGCTCCACCGATGGCCGCCCACTTGAGGATTGTCATATTGTGGTAATTCCAAAGCTCCTCCTCTGCCTCAAGCTTGAGCATGGAGGCAGTATCAATCTCCACCTCATAGAATCCGGGTTCCAAGAATCGAAGGTAGGAGCCTCGGGTTTCCACGAAATTCTCACCATGCAATGCAATATCTACAAGGCGGGGTGTGATATTTAGCGGCTTGGTTGGTGCGCGAGATTCACTCGGACCACCTACACCCTCCTCATTCGGATAGGGGATATCAATACCCTCAGTCAAGTGGAGGCCGCCCATGGCTTGCCCTATGCCCTTGATGGCCGTTTGAACACCCTCGGCAGACCACGCCCATGTTCGCAGTGGGTTTTCTACATCATCTCCCTCAAGGAGTGCAGCAATGGAAACCCCTGATAAGTTTCGTTTAATTGTCGTGTTCGGGCCAGCCTTTAGATTCTCACCACGAGCAAGAGCCTTGATCGCATCCTGAATCGCATTAAGCCTGGTTGCTGTAAGAGCATCCGTCAGCTTTGTCCCAGGTATAATCTGAGTGAGATTGGAAAGGAAGTTATTCAAGAGTAATGTCTCCCCCCTCTTTGTAAATCAATGGATTCCAACCCCCCTCTCCACTGCTCTGAAAATTCAGAGTGGTTTTGTGGAAGGTTTTCCCAGGCGCAACCACAAGACTCTCCTCATCCACACTCATGAGCATCCAATTCCTCCCACCGGTAAGAGCAGGGACGGCAATCGTTTTGGAGTGAATAGTAACAATTCTACCCATCTGGCCTGTCGGCGCCCATTGTTTTTCCGTGGTTAATGAATACCGGAAGCTTGCAGCCCCCGCATCCACAAATGATTCAACACCTATCAATTTATCAGCTCCAACTGCCGCGGCTGGCGCAGGTCTCCCATCCAAACCATCAGGAAGGGGACCAAAATGCTTGAACATCCCTGATTCATCCGTGATACGGCCATAAGCATTAGGGCTCGGGCCCGCACCGAACACGGTTTTGTAATCGGGGTGAGTCGCGATCGGTTGCTCAATCAGGGAAGATCCTGCCCCCCCGGTAGGTGCCTTACGCTTCCCCCCAACACCATTAGCGGAAGACTTTGGATGAAATCCCTTATAGACAAGGACAACACTATCGAAAGCCTTGCCTTCTGTGATCGTGGCCTCGCTAAGGTAGAGTTCCCGATGACGATAATGAGAAGACCCCAAAGCGGGAATCAGGCGATCAGAATCACCTTTGGGGCCAGTGTATGGCTCCGTGTAGGTATCTAATCCAGTGTAATTGAGTCTGAGTTGAGATCCCTCTCCTCGTTTTAATCCTGTAATGCAACTCATTGGCCTATCACTTGGTCTTTCGGTTTAAGATTGTCGAGCTTGTCCACTATGATGCCAGTATTTGTACGGATGGCTTCATTAGCCTGAAGCTGTCGTTCAGCAAGAATTTTAAGAGGATCATTGGCAACCGCACGGCCCCCTGCACCGATCCGGCGAAGGGAATCCGCTAAGAGTTTTTGTTCAGGAAGGGAATCCAAGACTTTCGCCTGAAGCTTCTCTTGGGTCCGGTTTACCGCACGAGCCCGAATTTCCTCATCTGTCCCACCCTCCCGAGCGGAAATACGGATCTGCTTCTTGAGTTCTTCCCTGGCAAAGATATCGAATTCTTTCTGGCGAACATCCTTCACTCCAACCAGTCCAGCACGTTGTTTGAAACGAAGTTCAGCTAAGGCTTTCTCATCCGCGGCCTGTGAATCCTGTTGGAGGCCAGCATTCTCAAATTCTTGCTTACGCTGACTCACTGCTCGATTCACAAGATTATCCAGTTCATCACCTTCTATACCTTCAGATTTCAAGCGAGAGCGAGTCTTGCGGCGAAACTCAGCCTCATCCGCCTGCTCTTGTTGTCGCAGGTTTCTCGCGGCAAAATCAAGCAAGAGACCAGTATCCATTCCCGCAGCTTGCTTTGCGGTTATACTTGAAAAAGCTTCAGCAACCTTGAGATCCGTAAATTCCTTATCGAGCTGATACACAGCTTTCCGAAGACGTTCTTCTGTATCTTTGAAAAACTGAGCCAGGTTCTTTTCCGCATCAGCCAAGGCGTTTGTGGCATTGATGACGCCCGCATTTGCAGCTTCCGCATCAGCTAAGGCTTTCTTCTTCTGGGCAATCTCCCGACGAAGCCATGCCTCCTGTTCCTCACGAGTCTGAGCCCCACTCTGGGCCATAGCATACTCCGCGTTGGTTTGGCCATTCATGTTAAGGCGAGACCCCTCTTTGCCACCAACCCCATGACCCTTTCCACTAAGAAAGGTGATTTCCTGTTTGAGATCCTTTATTGCCTGGGTTCCCCCACCATACTTTTTCTCAGCTTCCAACCTTGCGGCCGCCTCATCCCGTGTTGCCTCGAGACGCTTACGCTGCGAGCCTTCAGTTTGATTAAAAACACCAACAAGAGCCTGGCGACGACCACGCTCGGCATCAATCAGGGCAAGGGAAAGTCGCATTTCCCGGTTTTGTTGCCGGATCTCCTCTTTAAGTTTCTGTTGAGCGAGGATGAATTCATTCAGTTTATCGAGACGAACTTTCTCAATATCAATAATACTCTGCAATGCTCGCTTCTGTTCAGCATTCAGTGTCGTGTCATTCTGAAGCGTATATTCCGCTGCGAGCTTTTTCGATTGGGAGGTCTCTGCCCCCATGCGTCCCTCCTGGACCCGGATACCTAATTCATCCGAGTATCCATGCTTGGAGACCCTGGCGATATCTTCCTTGGAAATCGTGCCTGCATATTGAGAGATGGAGCCATCCCCATAAAGCCTGTTGATCCGCTCCCGCGCTCGCCTTGCGTCATTGACTCGAGCGTGCATCCAGCCAGGGGCTTTATCCAAGCCTGATTCAATCTCAACACCAAGCTTCTTTTCCTGCTCTTTGAGATTTTTGATCTTCTTCGCGTTGTTGTTTTGGAGATTATCCTCATCTTCTTTCTCAAGCTTTTTGATATCTGCCTGAACCTGCTTCCGTTCAGCCATCTTTCCCCACACACCCATCCGGGCATACATTTCCTCTTCCTCATTCTTATATCTCTCAGCAGAGAGAAGGTAGCGAGCTCGTTGATCTGAGCGGGTGAATTCATCCTTCATCACATCACCCTGCTCTGTGGCTTGAGCCTGCTCGATCTGGTTTCGAAGATACTCCCGACGGGTATCCATGGCAGAGATCTGGGCGGCAGGACTATCCGATCCCATCCGGAAATCAAATTCCAAAGCACTCATCCGTTCAGCCAAGTCAAGCTGACGAGCAAGTTGAGCTTCCCGAGCCTTCCCGATGGTGAGTGTTGAGGATTCGATTGCATAAACCTTCTCCAATTCACCCTGGAGAGCCATAATCAACTTCTTCTGAGCATCGATTTTGGCAGTATCCGTACCCATAGCACGCTCACCAACATCCGTAAAGTACCCCTCATTCTCCTCCTCTTTCTGAAGCTTCAGCAACTCATCCTTTGCCGCAGAAATCTTTTCCTTGATCTTGGTGATGAGAGCAGACTTATCCGAGAAGGTCTTCATGGATTTGGTAGAATCATCCACAACCTTCTTGAATTCCTGAAACTCCTTATTCATCTCCTTGACTTCCGTACGAGTCTTGGCGGCGCCGGAATACATCCGATAGAAAGAAATACCAATCGCGGCAACCGCGGCAACGACGGCACCGATCGGACCGAAGGCCGCAGCGATCGCCCGACCCAAACCAACAATGATGTCTTTTATCAAGGCGAGTGGATTCGCTAAAGCTCTCAACAGGAATCCACCCAAGGCTTTCCCCTTCTCCCCACGAGTGGCCTTTCGCCTCACATCATTTCCAGCACTGTCCTTCTTTACATTACCCTGCGCATCTCGATCAAGAACCTCTAATGCACCCAAACCAAAAAAGAGATCCCGGAAAAAATCACCCATACCCCCACCAAACTTCTTCTTAGGATCAGTACCATAACGACGGCGATGGGCAGCGATATCCGCTTGGCGTTGAGCCCGATTCCTTGACATCAGGTTTCCTAGACCCTTGGCATTCTCACTTGCGGTCAGCAGCCAATTTGCCTGAGCAAGACCCCTGGTGGCCTTAGTCATATCAATGATGGCCTTGGTGGAAGTAATCAACTGAGTGATAACAATCGCCCCCCCAAGGGCCACAAAGGAATCCACAAGGTATTCAAGACCTCGCCCTCCACCTGTGGCACTCTTGGCCAGATTCCCGATAGTACCGATAAATTTGGCCATCATATTCGAACCAACTCCAAGCCAGTGACCAATTCGAGAGACCGGAGCCTCAAGAGCAACCAGCAACTCCGTCATGCCCTTGATGGATGCGGCCTCTCCTGCCTGGAATGGCTCCGCGAAGGATGCCTCAAATTGTTCCCGGATATCAGCAAGGGTGGATTCAAGACCAATCATCGTCTTGGAAAGCTGATCCATACCCCCATCCATTCGCTCCATGCCTTTCTCAACCTCTTTCCAAACCATACTGAATTCAGCACCGGATTTCGAAAGAGTTTCCACACGGGTTCGCACCTCTCCTGTCATCAAACCCATCTCCTGCAAACGGTTGGTAGCTTCACCAATCGGACGACCGGATTTGAGTCCATCATAGAGTCGGCCGACCCAGAAGGCCACAGACTGCATACCATTCCCGGAGACGGCCGCTGCATCACCGACCATTCTCAAACCCTTACCTGTTGAGATCGCACCTCGAGTCAAAACCTCAAGGGTCTTGGAAGCCTCCGCAATCTCATGAAGCTGGAAAGGGGTCCGGGCAGCAAATACATACAATTCCTGGAGACGCTTTTTCGCGGAGATCGCCCCCCCAACGAGAGGCTGAAACTGAGTCTTCAGCATTTCAAGCTGGCGAAGCTTCGTCATACCCTTAGCGAGGAGATCCATTTGATTCGTAACAAGCTTGATTGTACCGAGCAAACCGATCACCCCCCCCGAAACCAAAGACAAGGGACCAAGGACTTTATCCATCAACACACCGCGAAGGCCAGCCCAAATCGCGGAAGACTTCTTTCCTGTTTCCGCAAAAGCTATGGCAGGATCAATCAGACCCCACAAGGCACCTCGGACTTCCAAGAGTCCACTTAATAGCTTATTCTTCGCCATAGCACTAACTTATTGTAGGTTCAACTTCAGGGGATTCAGGGGATTGGTCAATAGAAGAAGGCATATTGGCCTCCATCTCCGCCTTGATCTTTTCCCAGTTCTTTTGCATTTCCTTCTCCTTGGCGGTGACGAAATCAAGATCCGCACCCTTCCAGGAGGCATAGGCCGTCGTGTACCAGGACGCTTTGCCGAGAGGCATATTCCAGGCTTCCTTCTCGGAGAATCCCATCATCATCAAAGCGACAACTGTGCTCAATTCTTCAGGAGCACTACCCTTTGAGGACTTCTCACTTCCACTCTTATCCCAAAACTCAGGGGATGTCACAAAGTCACCGATGTAACCCGAGAATGCTTCCGTCTCTTTGGCCTTATTGTGAAGAAACAGCCGGATGGTGTGAAGCCAACGATTCCCACGTTTGGGAGTCTTGGGATACTCGAGGCAACAAACAAAACACGCCCGGTAAACATCTCCGACCGTTACCTCCCCATCTTCATCAAAGATAGAGATCTCAGATGCCCGGATGAGGAACTTATGCCAAATAGAAAGAGGCTTCAGGCGAAAGCCAAAAACCTTGTGGCGGCAATTCAGCCACGCTTCAGCAAAAGTCTCGTCAAAGGCCACATCTTAACAAACGGTAGTGATACCATCCCAGAACTTGCCAGTGATCTCAAGCTTCTGGAAGTCATTATTGGATTCCATCACCGTCACTTTATCGACGAAGAAGGTTTTTCCATTCAACTCAAACTTGGATGAGATCGCTGGAGTCTGGGCATTTGCCAACTTGTAACCAGAAACAGTACAAGTACCCGCACGCTTGCCAAGCTGGATCGCGATTGTCTCACCATCCTTATTCTTGGCTTCCGCTGCGTACTGAGGGCTTGCCTCAGAGTTTTGAGATTCAACGACAACCCCGAAGATCCGGGTAGTGCCGAAAAGAAGATCATTACAAGTTTTGGACATAGCGAGAAAAGGTTATGAGCAGCAAACAACCGCCTTTGGATACTTCACGGCGGTCAATTCACATTTGGCAAAATCATTATTGGATCGGTTGATTGCCCACTTCTCGACGTGACACTCATGACCATCGATCACAATCTTGCATCCATGAGCATCCAGGTCGAGGCTGGCATCCACAAATCCAGACAAGGTGTAGGTGATCTTGTCACCCCCACGAACAACAGCAGCAACATTGCCGTCATCATCTGTGGCGGTACTTTCAAATTCAGGTTCCGTCTCCACACGGCGAGACTCAAGAGTGATGCCAGCAACAGTATCACCCGAAATGCCATAAATGTAGGCGCAATCTCCGATCTTTGTAGTCATATACTGGCTTTAGCTGTCAACCCCTGCATTCATTCACCCCGACATCCACATCGAAGACATCTCCGAAAGACTGGGATTCACTCTGATCCCGATGCTCCTTGATAAAGAGTCCAGCAACCTTGATGTGATTTTCTTGGAGTTGATAATCCTCCACGGCCGCTTGAGGAACCAGGCTAATAGCATCCTCAATTTCCGCAACCTTCTGGGAATGTACCCCGGAGTTCACTTCATCGATGTGAGAAACATAGGCGACCTTCACCTCGGCTCTCCATCCCCGAGGAGAGGCGCCCCCGGCAATAGGGCGACAGGATGAACAGGCGACAACCCCATAGGGAGTGTCAAGTTCCTCATCTGCCTTATATGGCTTAAACTCAACCCCTATCTTCTCTTTGAGCAAATTGCAAAACACCTGCTCGAGTTCCCGCTTAACGTCTTGATATGGACCACTCATTCATTTTCCTCCGGTTGTAAATCCCATTCATCCCCGAATGTGGACCCTAAAATTTTTTCACCAGTAGAATCAAGCTGTTTCTCAACAGCCTCACTATTTTCCCGGATGCGATCCTCTTCATCCATGCGGATCAATCGCTTGAGGAATCGACTCACAATGAAAGGCTTCCCTTGAGGCGAGGACCAACCCTGACTTCCAAAATGTTGCTGCCATCATCCTCAATGGATTCCACACGAAGGCGAACCTGGCCGCCCTGGTGAGAGAAGGATAGAATTGAACCATCATTGATCTTTAGACTCATGATGATGTGACGCTCAATAAAGACGGTTGTGGCTCCATCAGTATCCATACCTCCACCCTTACGAACCTTCCCAACCTCAAGCGGATCATAGATGGCCTTGAAAGGAGCTCCATCCACCCACATCTGTTCACCCATCATTCGCATCCCTGGAGCGACAAATGAGGTATTCATAGCCTGATTGAATGGTGAAGTGGGCATAACCTATTTGTTGAGTCAACAAAAAGGCTCCCCCGAGAATCGAGGAAGCCTTTCCGTTAGTGCGGTTTCCCGCGAGGAAAACTTAGTTCCAAGTGATGCTATTGGCATGAGCATTCGCAGCTGCGAAATGACCAATGACACCAGCATTTTTGTTAACGATTTTTTCGGCTGTGTGATGACGGACACGCACCATATCCCCTCTCCGGGTTTCATTCCGGTAAGTTTCAGTGGTGAAGAGGCCGCTACCATCAGGGGTCCAGCACATTGTACGGGATGCGCCACCGCCGGAGATTTCCCCTCCTTTTACCTCACCGAGCCAAACCTTATTATTGTCCCAAAGCGGGGTCAGGCTTGCCTCTTTATTGCGAGCTGCACTATCGATGTGGGCGTGAACGATATACACATTGGACAGCCTAAACTGCTTTGCGATATCAGCTTCCGAGACCATCTTATAGCCAAGGCCAGTACCGAGAGAACCATAGAGGAAAGTGTTGAGTTTGGTGGTGCGACGCATAAACTTCCATGCCTCTTCACCGATCACCAATGTATTTGGAGTTTCACCCCGCATAGTCAGTTGGCGAATCAGATTCATAAGAAAGAGAGCGAAGTCACACTCTGCCAGACCATCAACCGTTCCCCAGGTCTTATTTGTAGGTCCATTGCCATTTTGACTGACATCAGATGCGTCCAGGCTAAGGAAATTACCGATGGTTTGGTGGAGATCATAAATACGAGATTCATAATCAAGCTTCATGGTACGCATAATGAGCTTGGCTGTAAGAACCTCGACATCAAAAAACTTCTTGTAGTCACGAACTACAACATCGTCAATCCGCTCCTCGAGACCACGATCAAGACACTCATAAGTATCAGTGATGAATTTGCGGGTTGTTTCGTTGTAGGTACCAGTAGGACCACGAAGGGTTGCATCCTTTTTCAGGAGTTCACCGCCATTGCCGATTTCAATCTTCGGATAGAGACCCGCACGGGCATCAACCGGAAGCATTGGGCAAAGCTTGGCGCCGATTAAAAGTTTGTCGGTGGAAGCTGCCTCCTCGACAAATGCGTTTAGGTCGTGACGAATTACTGCGTGTGTATTTTTATACATTTGTCTGGTGGATTAAAGAAGGATTACACGGATGAGACCATCGACATCCGCACCAAGAGATTCCTGGGCAATGCCGATTTTAGTTGTCGCCCCATTACCAGAAATAACTTTCTTTGGAGCGCCTGACCCATAGCCTACGTGATCCCCCTTGTTGATAGCGCCAGTACCATTGATGAGGGCGATACCGCCTCCACCAAGTAACTGGAGATCAACCGGGCGACCTGTTTCCGTAGCCTGGACATCATGAAGAACGACCCCCAGAGCCACACCAGATCCAGAATTAGGAACGGCTTGCCCTTGAGAGTTGAGCGACACGAGATCCCCGGCCACATAGGTCGAGGTCAAGTCGGTTGGGAGTGAAATTACATTATTGTGATTCATTTACCTGAGTCCTTTCTTTTTGGTAGGTAAAATTAAAGAATGCCCTGACGCTGGAGCCATTCGCGGTGAGCAACAGGATTGTTGGTCACGGCCGTACGAATTGCATCCTGTGGGGTTTCAGCATGTTCAGTCGCGGTCTGAACCGCAAACTCAAAAGTTCCGTCTTCCGCACCGGAAGAAAAAAGGTAAGCTTCAGAGGAAGGTGCAAGAGGCTCAATGGCATCCATCTCGAGAGCTTCCTGGAGAGCTTCATTTTGAAGTTGAAGTTCTTCATTTTGGATGGCGAGTTGAGCAACCTTGTCCTCAATCACATCGAAGGCCGCATCAAAACGGGCATCTTCTTCAGCTTGCATGGCCCCATCAGCTTTCGCTTCGAGGTAAGTCAGCATGTCATCGATGGCAGAATACTCAACGTCCTCATAGTCGTCGTCTTCGTAGTCGTCGTCGTCTTCATACTCAACGTCTCCGTAGTCGTCGTCTTCGTAGTCATCTTCTTCAAGCTCACCAAGATTCAACTCGATGGCATCTGAGATGTCTGCATTAAACTGCTCAAGACCATCAAGGCGGTCGTTGATTTTCTGTTGGCCATCTATGATAGCCTTGAGTTGTTCTTCGAGTTCCATATTCTGCGTTCCTTTGTCAACTTTCACTTCAAACATACCGTCTGGGTTGGCAGCGGGATCTGCAACCAAATCAACGGATACAATTCTTTTGCACCGAGCGTAAACTTTCCCATCCGCACCGGGTTCCTTGTCACCTTGGAACGCCACAGAGAGGCCAATTTGCTTCGGTAGGGTTTTAATTTGCTCCATGGTTTGATTGTAGTCCTTGTGAGCCTTCAGCATGTGAAGGTCTCCCGTCAACTTATTACCAACGACATGAAAGTTTTTGATATAACCAAAGACAGCCTCCACCCCTGTTCGGTGATTCAGTTTCGCCTTGATCCCTGGTTCAGCGGTATTATCAAGAGAAAGCTTGAGTTGATTGAGAGTGGTCTCATCAACCTCAAGGTTGTGACCGCGAGCATTCCCCATAGTAATAAGGGAAACCCCAGAAATAATGCCATTAGCTTCATCAATGCGGCCATCAATGGCGTGGAAAAAAATCAAATCTTTCATTCTCTCGCGGGTTACGACGCTACGACACGGATGAGACAGCGGCTATTATCCTCGATGGCATCCAGGGCAACACCGAGCTGACGAAGGGTTCCGGAATTCTTGAGATACGCACTGGCATCTTGTGTTCCAACAATATCACCGACCTCAATAGGTCCCTGGGCTTCGCCAATGAAGATCCCAGTGAACAAATGAACCGCAATGGCATCACCAATCTCCGAGGGATCAACATCATGAAGGACGACACCAATGGCCTTCTCTTTGATTGAGGAACCACTAAAAGGAATGGCTTGCCCGTCTGAATTCACTTCCACCAACTGACCTTGAAGGGCAGCGGCTCCAGCGGGAAGGGATATGACGTTATTGTGATTCACTTAGGAAATAGTCAGTTTGAGTACAAAATCGCCATCATCATTACACCAGTTGGCATCAACATTGCCCTCATTATCATTGGCATTATTGTTGTTTCCATTGTTGTCGAAAACAGCTTCCTCATAGTCACCGATGGTAATATCGGCACCAAGAGACTCATAGAAAATCTGCTCTGAGGAACCATTGTAAACCGCCCAGGTGTTTGCAACGAGATCCGAACCATTCGTGTGATGCCCAAAAGTGGTACCCGCCGCAAAATTGAAAGCGACAAACAAAGTGTTACCAGCATTAAGGGAAACAAAGTCAGCGATATTAGCCTCAACATAGATGGTGTCGTCTCCAGAATTAAAGAGGCGAATCGTAGCGCCGGGTGTAGCAAGCTGCGCCACAATGGCGGCCAGGATGTTGTCAAGTTGAGTGCTTCCGATAGTTAATGGCATAGTAAGTCTTTTGTTTCATCAAGTTAAAGTGTCAACTACACAGGGATTGGAACGATCGGGTCACTTCCATCAAGAACCAGCAACCAAGCCGCCCCATTAGAATCCCAGGTGTATCCACCGACAATCGCAACATTCCCATCACCGGAGATCGCGACCCGGTAGCCAAAATGACCATCCCCCGCATCCAAGCCTGTTGGTGTACTCACATCAGAAACTTTGGACCAGGTATCTCCCGAGCGAGAATAAACCCCGGCTGCACCTGCACTGGATTCAGGTTTTCCAACGATCAACTTATCGCCATTCGTGCTAATGGAGAGAGATTCACCGGTTCGCCCTGCCCCGCCCCAAGTCGTCACATTTGCAACATCAAAAGAACCTCCGACATACTTGTAGATCTGAAATCCACCATTATTGGAAAGGCGAAGAGGATTTCCTACCGCGAGCCAGGTTCCATCACCTGAAATTGATACACTGTAACCAAACTCATAATTAGAGGTTGCAGCGATAGAGTCATCAAGGGTCCAGGTATCCACCCCATCGTATTCATAGAGATGGATGTACCCGAATGGATCATCAGCAGTTCGTTGAGGCGCACCTACAACAATCTTGCTACCGTCATCAATGATATCCACGGCATAACCAAAAGAATCCTTAGAGGCCGCACCTACGATTGTCTGTCCAATCTGAGCATAAGCGGTTGTTCCATTCCACTCAAATACTCGCACCTGCCCATTGTCTGAGAGGCCGATATTCGCCATCGGTTCCCCGATCACGACTCGAGACCCATCAGCAGAAATCGCCACATTCCGATTCACATTAAACTGACCTCCCACATTGGGAAGTTGGACAGCGGTAAAAGTGTATTTCAGGGACCATGTACCGGGAGATGTCTGCTCCCAGACTTCAGCATGGCCACGATTATTAAACTGCGGGCCAGCGATGACCATGTGAGAACCATCCTTACTAACGGCCAATGAGCGACCAAGCTCTCCATCAGTTGGCCCAGTCATGGTGTCACCAGCCTGCCAAGATCCACCATCGAAGTAATGGGTATAAACCTCTCCATCCTGACTACTGCGGTAACTGGCTCCAATCGCAACCGTATAACCTTGTTCATCCATACCGACATCCCAACCAAAGCGATCATCCGCACTTTCCCCTGTCCATGTGGTAGCAGTAGGTATGGGAGTGACACTATTGAGAGCGGAGTGGGTTGGATGTGACCCTTCAAGAGTCATGGACCCTGGATTTCCTGAATTGTCGCCTGGTATCTGAATCACAACAGGACTAATGGTGCCAGTTGGGTGTGATCCCTCAAGGGTCATAGACCCCGGATTCCCTGAATTGTCAGCAGGTAGAGGACGTGGAACGGTGTTGAAAGTTGGGGTTCCCGCGGGGCTACCGACCATTCCCATCGTACCAGTATCAGGAATTCCAGGCGGTACGGACAACTGCTGGATAGGAACTCCACTTACATAGACACCAAGGCCAACACGTTCTTGGATCAAAAGATCAATGGAATGCACCCCGGCGGCCGTCACACTCGTCAAAGAGACTCCAACCTGACGCTGATTGTCAGGGAGAGGATCACCAAGAGGAACCAGGATGTGACTCTCACTTTCCACGGCCACGGCATCTCCTGGCTCAATGAGGCCATCAAGATTCACATTCGCAACGGACGCATGGCAAAAAAGTTGGATATCAACCGCCATGGAAGACTCTGAGCTATCAAAATCCTGCAACGCGACCCCAATATGCTTTTCCTTAAAATCATCATTGCCAGGGCGAGAAGCTTTTCCCGCGGAATTGATGACAAGGGCATCACCGGCCTCAATAACACCGGACCCAGGCAAAGAAATGACATTGTTGTGATTCATGGCAATGGATTAAAAGTCAACGGTGTAGCCCTGACAACACCTTGGGGATTCGCTTGTCTGGAAGGATGTATTGAAGGATGCTCTTTTGAGGGATAAACTTGCCATTCTTCCATTTTCCCCGGACAGCTTTCCGGCGTCCACGATCCTTAATGTGGCCAACCCCCATGACCTTACCGAGGCGTTCCTCCCTGTATTGCTTTCGCTTATCACCACCAGGCCGCATAGTTGGAGGAAGGGCGTCTGTGTTTCCCTTGAAGTCCTTTTGCACTTGAGAGCGGGATTTGGATGCCTCCATCCCTTCACGCTCAGAACGAAGGCGATTTTCCGTATCAGTGAGATTCTTATCATGACGCTTTAGCCTTCGCTCATAGTCATCCAAAACAGCACGGTCATGGCCAATCTTCCACATTCCTGCCCCTGACCCGATCGTTCCCGCTGCGACCCCGGCGGCAACCAAGGCTTTCCGTCGACGATCTTCCGGAGATTCCTGCTTCCGCTCCTCGAACAAAGCCATAAGCCCCTTACGCTTCCGGACTTTCTGGATCTTGGATTGCTCAATGGTTTCAGTAATGATCGTTCGGCCATAACGCCTGGAGAGATCAGGATTCACTTCCCAACCTAAAGGCGGCTCAACATTGGATTTCCATACTCTCATGATCCGAATTTGATTTTGAATACACCAAGGAAAGGCTTTCCGGATTTCGCGGAATCCTGCTTAGGCTTACTTTCTTGCTTCTTCGGTTTTTTTAACGACATAAGGCTTAATCGGGGTTTCGGTTAAAGTGTCACTAACACCTTTTGCATCAGTTCCATGAGCGTGAATTGTCTTTGTGGTGTGAATCGGCTTTTGCTTAGATTTGCGAACCTTGATCCCTTTTCGCTTTCCGAGCAAATAGGCAGCGGGGATACCTGTGACGGCCGCAAGGGTAGCGGCTCCGAGCATCTTATCCCGGTTATCCTTCCTCTCGTGCCAATACTTGCCACGGCGAACCCGCTTGCGGCCTGTGGTATGGACACGAACAGAAGAAGAGGTTGGCTTGGTCATATACCAGCCATCACCACGTCTCTGAAGAGTTGGCTTGAGGGTGGGATCTTCAAGTAGATGTTCGGCAATCTTCTTTCCCGCACCATGGATATGCTTGCGACCTGCATACGCACCAATCGCACCAATGGTCAAAAGATGGGCGGCCGCGGCATCCTGGACGGATTTCTTCTCCCAGAAACGCTTCTTCCGTTTGTTGCGACGTTCCCCGGTACGGAGCTCATCAAGATCCTTGACTACCTCACCGGCAAAGCGGCCATGCTTGACTGCTCTTTGGGCTTGGCGGCGCATCCCGCGAGCCTCCTTAATGGAGACCCCATCTTCAAATTCAAGATTGCTTCCTCTTTTTCGCATTTTCTGTTGCTTTCTTAATGCCATGGTAAACCGCTCCAGCTATTACCCCTCCACCAGTCAACGCAGCGGCTCGAGCACCCGCCTTCTTGAGAAAGCGACTCCGATACCCAGTTGGGGCATCCTTCCCCAGGAGAGGCTTCTCTCCTCGCGCCCATGCCCCAGTGCGTCGAGCTGTCTTCGGGTGGGATTCCCGGATGCTCTTTTCAGCATCATTCATACTTCTTTCGATGGCTTCAGCCTTTCCACGACCTTTGAATTCCTTCTTGGTCTTCTTGCCCGCTGCCTTTCGGCCTTTCTCGATAGCCGCATTCATCCCTTCATATTCCTCGATGCCAGGATCGACACGGGAGGGGCGGATAAATTCATCAGGATCAACGCCTTTTGTGGCTCGAGGCTTATTGTGGGTGCGACGAGCATCAAGATCCCGGTAGAGGCGATCTGTCGCAGCAGCCGCCCCAATCGCTCCAAGACCTGCACCAGTAAGGATACGTCGACGGCCATCCTTTTCACCTTCTTCGAGCATAATCTCACGCATCCTGGCTCGAAAGGTTTGCTCTGGTGTCCCTCCTGGCATGGAAGTCCTGCCACCAAACTTCTTCCCCCTGAGCTGGTACCAGAGAGCGGCATCTTCAGCAGAATGATTTCCAACATTTTTCTCCAACTCCTGAAGGATGGAAGCGCGAAGATTCGCATAGGCGGATCGGGCCTTACTCACTTTATCCGGATCTGCATTCCTTTTGTTCGCCAAAGTGACATATCTTCTCTTAGCGGCCGCAAGTTGCTCTGATTTTGGGACACGACTCCTGGCTTCCTCAATCCGCTTGACCTCATCCTTTTTTTTGGCGGCCTTCTTGTTTTTGGATTGAGTTTTGAGGGTCGTTTTGGCCTTCTTGTTATACTGAGCCCGGATCGCCTTGCCCTGTGGTCCATTAACGTAGGCTTGACCTTCAGGAGAATCAATGGAAATGCCTAGCTTCTTCAACTCAGCCTTGATCTTCCGATTCGCTAAATTCTGTTGATGCTTATAGGTGTTGGCTCGCTTCACCTTGGCTCCAGCCAAAGCAACCTTACCCCTCACAGCGGCATTAGCGGCCTCATCAGCGCGCTCATTCGCATTCAACGGCCCCTGCACTCTTGCCTTGATTTTCGGATTGTCCTTGTTCTTCTCATAGTATTCAGCGAGCTTCTTCCTATTGATGTCATGCTCCTGAGCATCAATGTTTGCTTGTTCAGCGATTTTTTGCTGCACTTCCCGGTTGTTCTTCTCCTGAGATGCGGAAATCTTATCCTGAGCTTCACGGCCTGCCTGTTGGCGAGCATCCTTCATTTGAGGAGATGCCAGGATTCGCTTGGCCGCCCTGTCATTAGGAGCTTTTCTTACCGCATCATAGACTTCCTCACTGTCATTCCCGACCTGGATTCGCTCACCTGACTTACGACGAGGACCACCTTCAGCACGTTGCCTCTTTGGAATCCGCTTGCCACGGAACTTCGCAGCTTCCTTCAATGTCTCTTCCTGAACAGGGGTGCGAAGGGTCTTCTGCTCCTGAGCATAAGCTTTATCGTAATTCTGTTTCTTCTGCTTATGAACAACGGAAGATTCCCGGTCTCCGATCATGGAGCCATGCTTGCGTTTGGCAACCCGACGAACAGCCATGCGCTTCCCTAAAGGGGATCGGCCTGCTAAAGCCGCTGCGACCGCGAGGCCGGCGGCAGGAAGTAGGGGATTTACTCTCTTACGTTCTTCTGGTTGTTTGGTTTTCATTCGGGTTGAGCGGGTGCAAATTGATTCTGAGCCTGAAGTTGAGCGGCCGTTTGTGCCATGGTTTGTTTCGCTGCGATCTCTGCATCATGATCTGAAGGCTCCTGACCTTCCGCTTCACTTGCGAGGGCTTCACGATAATCCACAATAGCCTTGGAGCCACCTTCAAGAGTCTTAGCGATGAGAGCGAGTGGGATCTTGTATTTCCTGCTCATTTCCTCCATGTAGGCGATTTCTTTGGCAATCTTTTCAATTTCTTCTTCGAAATCACGGCCACTTTCACCGATGATAGTTCCACGAGTCTTGAGACCCGCCTCGAGAAGAGAAAGGTTGGCCTGGGTTTCATGACCAAGATCAGCGGTGATCTGGGAATTGAACTGCCAGCGCCCTTTGCGGTAATTGGCATTGGGCGGTAGATCCCCGAAAGCGATAGCCCGAGAAATCACAATGTTCTTCACTGGATCAAGGACTTGCTCCTGAAGAAGTTGTTGATGCCTCATGAAAGCACGCTGGGCGGCCTGCACCTCAAGCCGGGCAGTCGCACCCCCAAATGCACTCATATCCCACACAAACGCAAACGGAAGGTTGAGGCCATTGGCCATCTCCCGGACGAGCGTTGTGATGAAACCATTGAAAGTCGCTGATGGCCTGGAACTCGTGCTGAATGCCTCCATGCTCTCACCAGGCCGAAGCCGAATGAGCTTCCCGGCGTGCACGGCCTCAAGATTCAAGTGGTTGCCCTTCTGAAGCGGATCTCCTGGTTGTGGAGGGGCAGCCGCCGGGGTTGAGCTCCACTTGTCCTTACCATGGTCATCTTTGGTAATGACACCCGCATGAGCGGAAGCCCATTTGACCGCGAGTTTTTCCATTTGCAGAAGCTCATACAAGTCCTTAGCATGAGGAATCGCAGTCTCAAAGGCTGTGATCCCTCGGTATTGATCCGCTCGCAGCGGGTCTATGTAATGGATGAAATTTGACTTAGGGACATCCCTTGGATTCGTGTATTGTCCGTGGAGGGTCCGCTTGAAAATCCGGTACTGATGGGGGCGGCCAAGATTATCGATGGTAATTCCCCCGATGTAGGTATCATCATTTTTCCCGCCCTCATGGGGGTTTCCTAAGCGATCCGCCTCGATTGCCTGAAGAAAAACATCCTTCCCTTGAGTCACCAATGCAAAACCCGCATCACCATCTCTCCGCATCCCCATGTGAGCGAGTTGAACCAGATGCCGGAAAGGGTAGCGGCCTGTCACATCACACCTCTTGCTCCATTCCGAAAAGTAGCTTTCAATTTGACGGTCAATATCGGGATTCCCGGTTTGAGACTGGTACCGAATCTGGCCACAGACATACATCGCTTCCTTCAGAAGGATAGATTTGAAAAATGAGTAGTTGTTCACCAGATTCCGGGCTTCCCACATCATCTTGATGCGATCCCGTTGGTTGGCAAGGGATTCCGGAGCAGCAAGGGAAGCCGTCCCCCCGAGTGTTGCCGCTGCCCTTCCTAAGTTTGCCGCATCATAAGCAAACTCGAGTTGATCTTTGTAATACTTCCGTTTGAGTCCCGCTTCCGGGTTTATGAAGGAAATGGTTTTGTCCAGCCAGGACGCTCTTGGTGTTTTCGGTTCAGTCATTGTGAGAAATCAACGTATGTGGAAGCCATGTTGGATACACCATTGTTTTCGTCAACTACTTCCGCAAGCGCTCGGAGTTGTTGGTTGATCTGTGTGACCGACCTTGTGTAACTCCGAGACCCCGCTGACTGAGACAGCAACGCATTCTTTGCCTCCTCTTTTAGCCTTGCACGTTCCTCGTCAAGCTCTTGACTTGAATACATGCGATAAGCAATTCTCCAATCGTTTACGCTCATAACACCAAATAATCATGTCAACACCGTTAGAAGAGGGAAGTGTTGGTTTCGACTATGATTCCGTAGAGGAAACCAATGAAAGGTCAATAGAGGAGATTTCTGATTTACCAATGGAAATCCAAGAGCTTGTCAAAGAGCTCGCACGACAGGAGACACAAGATGCCCTGACGAAGATAATTGCCCTGATCTATGACTCGCACAACTACCGGCTCAAGCTCGCTGCCATCGTCCAGGCATTCGGTTTGCCTTTATTCCATGGCAAGACCCAAAAAGAGATCGCCGAAGATCATGGTGTAACCAAACAAGCTCTTTCCAAATCGATCAAGCGTTTCCAGAAGGAATTCGACTTACCTATCTGTTCAGGTCAAAAATCCCTGGAAGCTTGTGAGAACTACCGAAAATCCGCACTAAGGAGACACCATGACGTTTGAAAATGCCCTCTCGCTCGGAGGTGATAATCGAGCTACTGAAATCAAGAACGCCCATGCTGAAGGGGTCCAGACCATGAAGGGAAGCCTTCGGTATTTTGTAAAAGCAGGAGAGATCCTAGCACAAGTACAAGCGGAAGTGGAGAGCTTCCCGAAGTGGATTGAGGAAAACCTCAACTTTAAGAGAAAAACCGCATACCAATACATCGCCCTGTTCAGGAAATGTGAATCCGGGGAAATTGATCTGGATTCCGGAAAGTTCACCTCCATCCGTCAATGCCTCGGGATCGACCATGATGGAAAGAAATCCACCTACCAAGCGAAACTCACCGACAAGCGAATGGAATCCCTTCCGATGATGGCGATGAAGATGGATCAGTATTGGAAGAAGGGGATTTCAAAAACTCCCATCGAGAAGATGAGTCCAGATGAACGTCGAACTCTCAAAAAATCACTCAAACCCATCCTTGATATCTACGAATCTCTTTAGGTCATGCCTTGGGACAAGTCCAAATCGTATTTGGTGGTTGGAAGGGAAGGGCGTTAGCACCCCTTCCATACCATTGAACCAACAAAAATGACCAGAAAAATCAAATAAAACAAAAATCCAATTCCCCTTTAGGGGAACATGCGCACGCGAGAGATGAAACTTAGTTACACCAAAAGCGCCCCCTACCTTTTTGCAATGAGATATGCACTTCAAAAGCATACGGGGGCACAATCTCAACTCATCCCGACATTGAGGGAAATTTGGCACAATCTCGATCCAGTGATCCAGACTCAAATCAAGATGGAATCGAACAAGGGAGGCTCGGAATGGACCAGATTCCGGAAGATGATTAAATCCATCCCACACCCGAACAAGAGACTCCCGGATGAAAAGATCACGATTCTACACAACTGGGGGATGGGAGACTCCATCATCTGCAACGCATTGGTGAGAAATTTCGCCAAGACACACGACACGACTCTCTTGTGTCTCCCGAAGTATGAGGAATCCATCCGCTTCATGTACCGGGATACGGATATCAAAATCAAAGCATTCACCAAACCACGCCTTTACTTCAATGAACTCCCGGAGAATGAACGGGTACTCATAGGAGGCAGTGCGGTAACAAGGTATTGGCCACATTTCTCTTTCGATGAATGCTTCTACATGCTGGTAGGAATGGACCCGAAACAGAGATGGACGAAATTTCACCTCAAAAGAGACAGAGTGCGGGAAGCCTATCTGACAAACCAGACAAAACCGACAAAACCCTACGCATTCCTCCATGAGTGTGACAAACGAAGGTATTACATCAACCGGACCCATGTGGGGGAAGGTCTCGAGATCATCAAGCCGGATTTCAGTAAAACGGGCAACATCTTCGACTATCTGGAACTCCTTGAAGGTGCGGATGAGATCCATTGCATCTGTTCATCATTCAAGCATGTGGTAGATTATTGCATCAATCCCCAAGCCAAACTATTCTACCACCTAACGCTCGGGGGAACCAGGAAGAACAAGAGCAACATGTATAAGGACGGCCATCATTCCGGATCACGTCTGAATTGGAAGCTGATATGAACATCGTGAGTCGAGCAGCGAGTCTTGGTTGGAAGCCAGCAGACCGGCGGCCACCTTGGAAATGGGCAGAAGATCACTTTCGGGTTGCGGTATCCCCTTTCCCCGGAAAATGGAGATCAGATAATTCTCCCTGGGTGCGGAAGTTTATGGAGACCTTCGCCGACAACAAGATTCGCTCCATCTCCGTGATGTGTTCTGCTCAGTCAGCCAAAACGGAAACCATGCTCGCACTCCTCAACTGGTTGGTTGCGGAAGATCCTGGGCCTGCCATGTGGGTGACGGCCAATGAGGATGAAGCCCTCAAGTTTGCCAAGGAACGGATGATGCCCTCTCTCCGGGCGTGTGAGCCTGTTGCCTACATGATCCCCAACGACCGGGGGCTTGCCAAATCCAAGGAAATCTTTTTTCCACACATGACCCTGGAGATTGTCGGGTCCAACGCACCCTCGAAACTCCAATCCAAGCCCCGGCGCTGGCTTCTACTTGATGAGGTCCGAAACTGGCCTCCCGGAGCACTACCAATGGTGCTCAAGCGGTGCCGAACTTTCTGGAACGCCCGGCAGGTGGTGATTTCAACTCCAGGGGATGAGCATGATGCGGTTCATCAGGAATTTCTCAAAGGCGATCAACAGGTATGGAAGATCCCCTGCCCCCAGTGCGGAAATGAAAATTCTCTTCTATGGAGTGAGGATTTTTCAATGGGGGCAGAAGATGGCTTCTTCATGAAATGGGAGACGAACGATCATACGAAACCAGGCGGCCGTTATGACTTTGATAAACTCGCCCCCACCATTCACATCCAATGCTCCAAATGTGGTCACAAGATCTATGACCATCCACGGGATCGTCGCCGCCTCGCTATGGATGGCGAATGGGTACCGACCAACCTTGAGGCGCCATCCAACAGAAAATCCTTCACATGGAATGCGATCCTTCCCACATGGGTCGCATGGCGGGATTTGGTTGAGGAATTCATCTCATCCAAGAAAGCTCTCTCATGGGGCGATCCTGAGCCCCTGAAGACCTTTGTGACAGAATCCCTTGGTCAGCCTTGGGAAGATCGCCTGAAGTATGGCAAATCCGCCAAATGGGAAAATGATCGCAAGGGAAGCTTCAAACTCCGGGATCACTGGGAGGGAGAGAAGCGGCGGTTTATCGGGGTGGATGTCCAGAAGGATTGCCTCTACTATGTTTGTCGGGCATTCGGGACACATGGAGCCAGTCGCCTTATGGACTATGGACGGCTCCCAGGCTTCTCCGAGCTGCGAGAACTCTTGCCGACTCTCGGGATTGAAGATGATGATGTCATCATTGACTCGGGATACAACGCGACCTCAGTTTATGATGAGGTGACGAAATCTGGCTATACATGGAAGCCGATGAAGGGGGATGACTTCGAATACTTCAATGTCGATGGAGTCCGCCAAGTCTGGAAAGACACCCTCATCGATCCAGCGTTGGGAACCTCTATGCAAGGCATGGTTCGGCCGGTTCGCTTATTCGTATTTTCCAATCCTTCCATCAAGGATTTACTCGCGGAATACAGGCAAGGTCTGGGTCCGCCCTGGCAACTCCCGGAGAACGTCACCATTGACTACATCGACCAGATGAACGCAGAGCGCCGCGAGGAAATTGTAGACACCCATGGCCGCGTGAAATACATCTGGGTGAACAAACCTCGCCGCCCAAATCACTACTGGGACTGTGAGTGCATGATCCTTACTGGGGCACTCATCACCGGGACGGTTGGGGTCCTATAACAGGAAAAGCCCCTCGGCACGACGCGCCGGTGGGCTTCCCTGTATTCATTCTCCAGCTAAAAGCAAAAGGGTCGGGGTCACTTAGCAGTTCCATGCCCGTAGGCTCTTGTTGATTCTTGAATTTGGATCATTGGCAGTCTTTGCACTAGTTCTCCGTTTCTTCATCCCCTTCATGCGGGCGCAAAATGATGCTCTTCGCTTTGCTGCCTTACCACCTTTTTTTAGTTTTTTTGGATCTCGTGTGACTGCGGTTTTGAGTTTGCTACCTGGATTCTCCTTACGATAACTCTCTACGCCTTTTTGGTTCAATCCACCGGATTCACGCTTGCCTTCTTTACGAGTCCATGCCGCGGAGCTAAACTCAAGAGCGTCATCAAGCTTCTCCTCTAGGGCGATAATTCGATCTTTCATGGTTGGGGTCCTATAACAGAAAAAGCCCCTCGGCGCGTCGCGCCGGTGAGCTTCCCCTGTATTCATTCTCCGATTGCAAGATGCCCTGCATTAAAGTTATTGGCGATGCCCCCGAACGCCTTTTCTTTTGTGATTACGGGGGTTTGGGCCAAATTTTGATGTACGTGAGTGGATGAGTACATTCTTGTTGTGCCATGCTTCACGATCATCACTTGAAAGGCCACGAGACCCGCCACCAGAAAGGCCATGCTTTTTAGCATAAGCTGCGGCTTCAGCTTTTCTTTTCAGAAGGTTATCTATTGCCACATCAGGGTTTATGCCCCCGTTTGCTGTTGTCACTCGAGAGGTAATATCAGCATTCGCTATATCCTGATAATACGATTTATTCCCGATGTTTTTTCGAATCCGATTTTCTCGGTGCTCAATGAGATGTCTCTCTCGGTGAGGATTCTTCCGGCGAATCTTCCTTAGCTTTGCTGCACCTGCAAACTGTATTAAAGATCGGCCATGGACCTCCCCGAGCTCCACAAGCCTTTGATGCCGCTCGCTATGGTAGGTGATCCCCTCATCGCTTTTGGTCGGTTGTGGATTAAACTTCACAGACCCGAAACCATTATTGCGGCCTCGAGACTGTGCGGCTCCCTGCTTCCGGCGACGCTTCCAACGGTCACGGCGCTTTTCCAGGGAATCAGCCTGGGGGTCAGTTGGCATTACTTACCAGTGAAAACACCCTTGAGGGCACGAACTCGACGACCAATACCCTTTTTGTAAGCTTTGGCAGTCTGTTTGCCCGCAGATTGAAGAGACCCACGAACGCCTAAGTCAGGAATACGTTTGTCGGCAGATGCCTTACGAAGCTTCTTGTAGCGCTTGTGGACATCATATCCAACCTTACCAGCGGCAGCAAGTCCAGCACCCCCGGCAAGAATGGTTGCTGCTCGTGGGCCACCATCACCTTGATGGCGCTTTGGTTCAGCGTAGTTTTCAAATTCAAGAGCCTCATCAAGTTGAGCCTCAAGAGAGATAAGTCGTTCTGCGGAATTCATAGTTTTGAAAGATTGAGATTAGATTAAGAAGAAGCGGAAACCTTCTCGTCGCGTATTCTCTTGAATGCTTGACGATATTCACGCCGTGTCTTGAAGTCATCCACCATCTGTCCTGGCTTTCCAGCAAGATCCTTTGCTTTACGGACACCAGCTCGAGTAGCAGATCCAACTTTATGGCCCCAAAGTCTTCCGACATCCTTTGTTGCTTGTCCGGCAGCTTTCATTCTTCCACCATCCGGGTTGCGTTTACGGATTTTCTTGTAACGCTTTCCGGCAGAGTGAGCAAATTTCCCACCTGCAAGCAAGGCGGCTGCGGTACCCGCACCAGCGGCAAAGCCTCCACCCTTACGGCGGCCTTCTTCTTCACCACGGGCAAATTCAAGATCCCCATGGAGGCGTTCCGCACGGGAAGCGATAATTTCATCAAGTCCCTCATCGAGGGCGATTAAACGAGATGCGAGTGGATTCATATTCTTTGGATGTTGTGTCAACTCCGAGAAGGCGTGCCGAACATTGAGGAGACACTTGGCTTTCCTTGCACAAAGCTTCTGGGTGTTGCAGGATTCACAGGTTTCTGGAAAAGGTGAGTTTCCGAATGGTGGTAGTTCAACCATAAACGGAACAAGGGTGTCAACTGCTGGCATTATGAAGCTTCGCCAGGGCTTCGTCGACGCATTCCTTCAGGTAGTCCTCGATCTCAGCAGGAGACATACCCGCGAGTATCGGAGCGGCCTTGGATGGAATCCGGAGCAGGATGGATTTGGCTTCTGACACCATATTCCCGACCCATTGCTCAACATCCACATTCGCGGTGTATTCCCCTTTCTTTACGGAGAGCTCATGCTCCAATTTCTCGCACATCAGCCGGAGCTGGCGCATCTTGAGGGAAACAATCGATTCGCCTTCCTCGAGACCTTCACCCCCAGCGGGTACATTCGGAGCTGACTTCCCATTGGCATCCATCCACTTGATGACGGCATCCACATCATAGGACCCGTTCGCCTTTGGCCTGGGGAAAGTATCCGGGTTGTCCTTCTTCCAGCGCTGAATCGTTTTGCGTTCCAGGCCAAGGCATTCCGCGAGGACGGTTTGGTTCTTTGCCCTAGAGGGAAGGGTCTTTGATTTGGCGGCCGTCTCACTCAGTTCATCATGGAGGATGTCACTGGCCTTCTGAAGATCAGCTTTTGGTATTTTTTCCCCGCGGTCGGCACGCTCGAGGATTTCTTTCGCCCATTTGGTGTCCGGCATACACATAGTTATACATAAATCGGGCCTCTCCCAGTCAAGGCCAAAACGCGCAGTTTTCAGGAATTTGACTTATGCTTAGTTAAGCTTATTAGTTATATTTTGACCACTCAAAGAGGCGACGAGGCCAGTGATAGAAAGGGATTGCAGGGGATGCTATAATGGATTCAGGCCAAGATAGACCTTGGGTGTACGAAGGAAAACTTCCTACACAGACACGCACAACAAGCGTAAGTCTCCAACTCTCACGGGGGAGTCACCTGCGGCACAGGCGATTCGCCCATTAACCGAAACCTAAAAAAGGAAAAATGCCATGTCTAAACGTACACACAAAAACGCACAAAAAACCGCAACCGTGAAAACTATGACAATCGTCCCGATCACACGGGATGCCTTTCGCAAGGAAATCAACAAACTTGCGAATACCGTAGAGATCCCAAAAAACGGAGTTTTCCTCCGTACGCTTGGCTCTTTCGCGATTGCATCCGCGCAACAAAAACCACTACCGATCATGCTTGCGATAGGTGACTCCCCCTCGCAAGCCACGATTGCCGCAGCGATCGAGATCACAGGTCGCAAGTTCTCCGTTGGAGACAAACCAATTCAGGGAGTCGTAATCAAGCGCAACGCCACCGTAGACGGCGAAGCCTGCCTCGACAAAACCACGGGAAAACGCATTAGTGGTCGCAAGCCACACAGCTACATTCCGCGTAACGGAAACGCCACCAAGGTCGAGGTTGACCCAGATACCTACGCCAAGGCAGAGGCGATCAAAAACTCTGCCCCCGTGCGGCCAGGCTCACGCTTAGATAGACGCATCAAAGCGAAGGAAGCCAAGGCGAAGGAAGCCAAGGCGAAGGAAGCCAAAGCCAAAAAGTCCACAGCCATCGTGGCGGCCAAGAGCAATGGCGAAGATAAGCGTTGCTTCCTCGCGAAGTTCTTCGACGCCGTAGTTTTCGGCAAGTAATCGCTCGTTGGGTGGGTGGCCGTTGGGTGGGTGGCCGAATTTCACGGGGTATCTACGGATACGCCACAAGCATGAACCGAAAAGAAAGGAATCGCTATGCCAGCGAATCAAGCGAAGGATGTCAGCCTTCTCAATACTGACGCTATATTCCGTGTCTTGGAAACGGAAACAAACTGGGCCAAAACCGAGCGCGTGGATGCTCGGTATCTGCCATCGTTGAACATCTGGGTTGTCGTAATGAAAAACGCCCGCCTTGCGGCCGCATTGGAAGGTGACGAGATTGTGAGGGTCGCGAATGCCCTCGCTTACTCCTCTTCCACGAACCCATTCGCAAAGGCAGGCATTGACGGAGCCTTGCCCTTCTCAAGCACTCTCGACATCGCAGGGGTGATCCTTGCGAAGATCTGCGAGATCTATGGGCAAGGGGGCGTCTGCGTCTGTATGGACGCTTACTACCTCGAAGTGCAAGGCGAGGAGAACCTTCTGATCCGCGAGGAAGACGGATACGAATTCTACGGGTATGACCCGTACGACAGATTTACAGCGCCCTTCCCGATCGCAGCGTCTCTTCCCCTGGACACGACGGCCGTTGAGATCGTGAAAGCTATCTTGCCGCATATCGGCTTTTGCAAGCGCTGTCTCTCCGGCTTAGACACGCTCATGTGTGTGTGTGACGAGGGCTAATCGGGTGGTGGGATGGACCAATTTAACCCGAGGGATTCACAACGAATCGCTCACAACCGAAAAACCGAAATGAAAAAACCAAATACACACGACATCCAGCAACGCCGCGAGGATCAAGCACTCCTCAAAGCCAACCTCAGACGGGCAGCCGCCCAAAAGCTCGAAAGAGCGATGACCACGCCAAAGCCACGAGACCCTGCGAGAGAAGAGTTGCAGATGATGGTAATGACCGATGACGGACGACTCATCGCTAGGGATGAGTTTGCTCAAATCGCTCGCGATGCAAAATCCTCACGAGTCAAGGCTAGAAACCTACGTAACGCACTCCGCCAAGCGGAAAAGCGTGAGAAAGAGGAAAAATTCATCGCCTTCCTGAAGGGCAAAGAGGAATCTGCGGCCGCAGCCAAGTCTCGTGCAGCCAGACTGCTCGAACTCGAGAAGAAACTGACCTCACTCAATCGCAAGAAACGATATGCAGCGTTGTTCACCCATCCGTTGTGCAAGGCAGCTCGTGAAAACTTCAGCATCCGAGCAACATGGGAAGCTCTCATCGCTCTCCTCTGCGAGGGCGTGGAAGTCCTCCAATCCAGTAGCGGCCAGCTGCATCCCCCTACCTCCGACATGACATTCGCAAGAATGCTGGCAAACGACCTCGCTACGGATTCCACAGGAGGCGAGCATGAGGTCTTCTGGGCACGTCTTGAGAGTGGAAGCGTAATCCGCCTCAAGGATCACATCAACCCCCTCCTAGAGGCAAAGGGGATTGCGGTATGAGCATCCCCGTCCGTGCCCGCGACCAGGGACGCCACTGGGTCGTTGAGGTCGTGGATACCGTCCCAAAAGGGTTCAAACCCTTGAGGGGCAACGTGTGGTCTGAGAGGACCCGCTCACGTATCGGGCAAAGGGGAATCCTTGTAAACGTAGGACACATGGATGATGTGTACTGGGTGCGATTTGGCGATAGTGATATGGCCTTCAATCGCAAGTGCTTGAACCTTGTGCAGTGCGAAGAAGGCTCAGGCTCAGGCATTCTCGCCTCTCGAGTCAAGATGGATGATGGTAGATACATCGTCCGTTGCAAATTCGAGAAGGATGAGGATGGGTGCGTTTACAGCCTTCCGAAGATTCTGAGCTTGCGATAATCGGTTGGGTGGGATGGCCCAATTTCGTAATTCTCCTACCGTGCTGACGAGCGGTAGGAGTCCCTTCTAAACGTCACCCCCCGAAAGGCTTGGTCAGCCGGACGGGAAATTCACACGACCCGTACCCGTTAGTCCCCGGTACGTAGGAGAAAATGCCATGAAATTAGCAATAGAAACCAAACACACAAAGGACGTAGTGTCCGATCTAATAGCAAGAAATGTCGCCTTCACGGTGATCCCGCAGGGGAATACAACCACGATTGCTATCACAGACGCATGAGTGTATCCACAGCGACACACTTACGGCAGGCTTGTGAAAACTCTCGTGAGCCCAGATCAGTTGGAGAAATCCTCTCCCGCTATTCAGAACTCCGAGCTAATCATCCAGTGACCACGCAGTTCGCACAAGTCGGATGCGAGGAGCATGAGGTTGAGGTTGGTACGTATGTCCCAACGCAGCAAGAGATGGATTTCCTCGCGGAGTTGATTCGATGAAGACCGAGAAACTACTGAATGCCCTCAAAGGGAATGCGGAAGTTCGTGAGGCTATTAAGAATCTTGCGGAAGAACGCATGATGGAAGTTGGTTACACACCAAGCGAGCAGTTTATGGATGACGTGTACCAAACCGTGAAACTACGTATCGAAAACGAAGCCAAATCCAAGGGAAGTCCATTCCAGACAGACTTCAGCAGCGATAATCGTAAAAAGGCTCAAAAGGCCGCATGGGTTGCCGCAGTTGCCTCTCATGAAACCGAGCTCTCGCTAAAAGACTGGATCGAGAAGGAAGCCTAATGGACATAACGCCCGTACTCGTAGAGGCCGTAAAGGAGTCTAAAGAGCTCCAAGATGCAATCAAATCTATCGGTGGCTCCGCAGACCCGAACGCCATCCTTGCTGAACTCAAGGCGAATAAGGACTTCGAGTCTCACATTATCGCCATCATGGAAAAGGAAGGCATTCACCCGGATGAGAACTTCTGTGATGATGTACTCGCGATCGTTTCTAAAAAGTTCGCATCTAAGGTAGATACGGCAGCAATCGCTGCTGCTTTGGTGGATCAACTGACCGCAATGGCAGATGACGAGAAGAAGAAAAAAGTCATCATGTCAGCGAAGAAGATTGCGGCCAAATCCGGCAAAGGAAGTCTCATCTTCCGCAACTGTGAGAAGTTCTGTCGTCCGGGTCAGGAACTCGGGGAAGGCAAATGGTTTGTCATCTTCAAGGGACCCCCAGGCGCCTCCAAGACGTTTTCCGTCACCCAATGGGCCAACACCGCAGGCTTTGATCTCGTCATCAAGGTTGGATGTATGGCTGACATGGAAGCACGGGATTTCATCGCAGGCCCAGGCATCGGGGCTGATGGAAACTTCAAATGGATCAATGGGCCACTCGCTCAGGCGTTCATCCTGGCCGCCGCCGGGAAATCAGTCTGTATCATCCTCGATGAGATTGGAAACGTCCCACGCAAGGCAAAACAAGCCTTCCAGACGGCCACATCACCTGACGCGGATGGCAACCTCACGCTTGATACAGGTGAACCCGTTGAAGAGGATGGCATCATGGTGACTCGTAAGATCACCGCACCGATGTCCAACATCTCCATCATCGGCACCCAGAATAGCGGAACCAAGTTCGATTGCGAGCCGGACACCCCGGCGATCCGAGCCAGGTTCAAGCCATTCTACACGGACACATCCGTGAACCTCATCAAGGATGTAATTGGCCCAGTTGTGAAGACTCGTGGATGGACAGATCACATCACGACCTGCTTCATCAACCTATGGAAGGCCGGCGTTGACGCTGAGAAGAAACACTTGCTCGAAAACTCACCGAGCATCCGTGAATTCACTCACCTCATATCACTCGTTCATGAGCCAAAGGAATCCGAAGCCAAGAAACAACTCAAAGACGAGTTGCTGGCAGACGGCTTCAACACTTGGTTTGTCGCCGAGGATCATGACGGCCTGCCTATGACCGAGCAGGTGAAAGCATGGGAATCCATCGTGAATAAGTCCTTCTAACGTGAGTGGTTTATTCCGTTTCCCGACAAGCGAGAACCTTGTGGCTCTTGCTCAAGAGACGATCGATGCAAAGAAGGAAGGCAAAGCCTTCTCAAATCCTTATGGATGCTACTACGAAGAGGACGAAACCCCTCCCGCACACCTTGAAATCGTGAAAGATGCCGGTGTGTATCTCATGAGTGGTGTTGAGGAGAGTGAACTCTCCCGCGGCCTGAATGAGGAAGGCGAAAAGCTTCCACTTGTGGAGTATGCACAAGGCTTCGGTCCTAATGTTGAGCTTGGTGGCGACGACTACGTTGAAGTCCTTGAAATCAGCGACAAGGGCTTGGCCATGCTCGTGAAGGGGGCAACCCTCCAAGTGGTCATCACGGAAGATGCGATCGAGATGGACATCCTGCCCGCATGAGTAAGGACTTCCTCACACCAAGGGACCAACGAAGGATTGAGGAGGTCCACGTAGAAAGAACGCTGGACACCCTCGACACCAAGGCGACATTCAACTGGAAGGATGATCCGGAGGTACCGACCGCTTGTTGGTCGTTCCACACGGGCACTCATCGCATCCAAATGAACCCAACCATCGTTAGCTTGGTTGACCATCCCAAGCGTCTCAAGGAAAAGCGATCATCCCGGAAGGAACTGAAGTATGCGAAATCAACCTACCTTCACGAGGTAGGCCATGGCCTCTACACGACCAGGCTATTCCGGGAGTTCCTGGAATTCGCTGCGAGTGAAAAGGTCGGATTCCCGCTCATCAACCTGCTGGAAGATGCACGGATCGAAGGTCTCATGCGTGGCCGACGACCAACCTACAAAGATGGCAAGCAGATCAATCCACAGGAGCTCACCTATGATGGAACGCTCGTGGATTCCGAATCCTATGGCATCCGGAAGTTCGATTGGCTCTATTGGGAAAAACCGAAAATGCGGGAGGATTCACCTGAGAGCGTGATGCTCGCCCTCATCCAAGCGGAAGGAACCAAAGTCAACATTGAAGCACTGAAGCAGCTATATGTGTCCACATTCGGGGATATCAACAAGGGTTTCCCCGGCCCCAAGAAGACAATCCCCTTCAAGACGCACAAAGGAACCTACCGAATTGGCCCCTGTAAGGACATCGGATTCGGGACATTCCTCAGTCTATGGAGGCAACTCGCGGGAAGGAACTCCCATCACCGTTACCCAACAACGGAAAGCATCCTGCCCTTCTGCAAAGCATGGCAGGAACTCTTTCCGGGTAATCGGGAGATCCCACAGCTCGCAGGACCGGGAGAGGACTTCCTCATCGCCATCAAGGTCGCAACTGGAGAAGACCCCAAAGGGGAAAAGTTCCAGCTTGAGGACAAAGAGGAGGAAGATCACGGTGGAGAAACCGTGGACGAAGACCCCATAGATCCACACGATGACAAGAAGAAACTCAAAGGCACAGGAACGAACCTCAAGGCGAATTCAGAAGACGAATCCACCATCGAGACCGTCCCATCATCCAAGCAGGCCGCACAGATGCAGCTCGCGAAGTTAGGGCTGTCCGGCGACTACTTCTCTCCATTCGGACACTGATGAGTATCGGATACTACCCAGTCGATACCAAGCTCGCAGATAGAAATGTCCAGCCCTTTGCCAGAGCCTTCAAAGGCGGGCATGGGAAGATCAGGACATTCTCATCCGGGCGTGTGGATATGAAGGCCATCGCAAGGAAGTCAATGGAAGGCTACTTCAAGCGGCCAAAACCGAATGAAGAGGGAATCCCCACCGTCACAGTCATCGTGGATTGTTCTGGCTCCATGTCAGGAAGTCCCATGGATGGAGCGGTTCAGTTGTGCGCCATCATGAGTCGCCTTCACCAACGGAAGCTCATCAACGCAAACATTCTCTGTACGGGCTACACGAGCAGTCGCAGGGAGAATGGATTCAAGGTACCCTTGCCACAGCCGGACTGGGTGTGGTCATGCCTATCCGCCTCCCACAATTATGAGGGCATATCCCAGACGTTCAGGACGTTCATGGATGATGTCACAAAGTCCGACCTTGTGACCTGTTACACGGATGCCAACATCCAAGATGAAGCTCTCGAGCCTACGCTCTGGCGAAAGCACGGGGTCTCCTGTATTGGCTTGTACGTTGGCTACCAGAAACAGCAGGAAGTCCTCGCAAACTACTTCGATAAGAGTATCGTCAGGGAAAGCGTTCAGGATCTATTCACCTCATACCTGTCCATTGTCGGGCATGTCCTGCGAAGGAAATTCAAGTCATGAGGCAGTTGATCTTCCGTGTCTGGTTTTGTGTGAAGCAAATCCCCAAGACCCTCACACTCATGCGGGTCCAATCACGGGATTCATGGAGAGCTCACGAGCGAAGGAAGCCTAAGCGTTGGACAAGGTTCTCAGGAAGATGAATGCGTCAGATGCCCACCCATCGCTGCGGAAAAGGTAATGCTTACTCCAAAGAAAGCATTCTGTGAGCATACCGATTCGAAGGCATGAGCGTGTATATCAAATCGGTGACACCGTTCTTGTCCTCCATAGAGGGGATTTCTTCAACGTGCATGGCAAAATCGAGTCTACACCAAAGCCGGGTCTCCGCGCTTATGGAGTTAAGATCTGGTCTGATGAAAATGACAGATATGTCCATACCGGATTCAAGCCCGAACACTTGATGTTCGTGTGTAGAGAATGATACCTACCTACCCAGCACGGCCTCGAAACGGAGGGCCTAGAATCACTAAGCACATGCACGACCACATATTTCGCCCCAAAGTCAATGGGGATCGAGTATTGGTCAATGTTATCACGGGAGAGATGTTCAACCGGCATGGTGTTCGCTACACCAAAGGAAAAAACATCCCTCTCGAGGAGTTGCGGAAGTTCCGGGAAGAACTCCAAGTCAGTGACGAGTGGTTCGATTGTGAGTGGATGTGCAAATCCATCTGGATGAAGAACCATATCGCATTCCTGGACCTACCTGAACGCAAGGATTCCTTTGAGGATTGCATGAAGCGTCTGGAAACTCTCGGATTCCCTGAGTTCGAGGAAACCATCCCGATGCCAAAACCACTCAAAGCGGATTCCAAAATCCTCATTCTCCCATGGTGGTATGGCTCATCGTTCAACACGGATCGATACAATAGCCTCATCAACATGGCCAAGGGGATCATGAAGCGCAACCGGGAGACTCAACCAGTCGTTGAGGGTGTTGTCGCTGTGAAGGCCAAATCCAAGTATCCCCATCAAATCCAGTCGCCAACACAGGTGAGCGGCAACTGGATCAAATTCAGGTTCTCCACACGATGAAGATCCAGCTCACCTTCTGCCAAAAAGCGAAACTCGTCACACTTGCCCTCATCAATGGGGCAGCTGATGCGTTTCTGTCGATGTTCGACCCAAAAGAAGTAAAATCAACCGAATCAACCGAAAACACCAACAATAGAAAGGGCCATTAACCATGCCTATTACAACGAAAAAGAAAGCCATCCGCACAACTAAAACAAGCGGAAGCAAAAGCAAAACACCAAGAATCGTCCCATCCGACATCGGAATGACAGATGATGAACTACTCGAACTCCATGAATCCATTGAGGCCGCAAAGATCGCCAAGGGAGAAGTTGATGGAAGTGAGATCAAGCAACAACTCCTCGAAAATGCCCGCAAGCGTATCTTCGGAGGGCTTCCAGGGGCATTCAATGTCGAACTCCCTGATGGATGTATCCTCCAAGTCAAACCCTCCACGAGAGCCTATGCCCTCAATGAGGCCCAGATCGTTGAGATTGAAAACATCTTCGACGGGACAGGCCATGACTCCGGAGACTACTACCACGAATCCCATGGAATCGAACTCAAGGCGGATATCATTCATGAGCGTCTTGAGGCGGAGAAGGAAGACAAATACTTCGAGTTCCAGGCGGCGCTCGGGGATTTCATGAACAAGTGGGGAGTGAGTGACTGTTGGGAGATGAAAGAAACCATTATTGCACGGGATGACTTCGCGGAGAAGCGCATGAATCTCGGCAAGTCCATCAACCTCAAGCTTGAGAAGGTCAAACCTTCCACCATCGCCATAGGGGCACAACGCGAGATATGAGTAAACACACAATCTCACACGTCCACCTAAAGGCCATCCCTACATACGGGATCGATACAACACTCGCAGCAAGGGACTGGAAGGAATTCGTGCCTGTGATGAAATGGCTCAATGCCGCATCCATGAATGGTCCCATGGGCAAGGAAGTGGGAGGGGGCAATGCCCGCCCCGCTCTCCAGGGAATCGGGATCGTGAAGATCCAAGATGAATGGGCGCTCGTGGCCACAACCGGGCGGACCCTGCACTATATACAAGGCCCTATGATTGATGCGTTTGTTGAGTCCTACCGACATGAAGTTCCCGAGAACAAGGAAATCAAGGTTCCGTCATTCCGCATCCTGAAGCTCAACACGAAGGTCATGGAGATCTCACCATCCGAGTTAAAATACCCGGACCCGACAGATCCCATTGACATCCCAAAACGTGGAGGCAAAAACATTGGGACAGTCAGGCCGAATCGAAGTGAAAGCACGTACATTCACAACATCCTCACGATAGCCAGCAATACCTATAACTACAAGTATCTTGAGAACACGATGTATGTACACAAGGGGCTTGGGGGTAGTGAGGTGTTGCATCACCTGCGGGAGGTTCCGAATGGAGCACTTGAGATCACAACTCCTCGCCCGCAGTGCAAGCTGACGGCCATCGTGATGCCACTACGTTTCGAGAACTCAGTTGGAGGCCAAAACCCCTACGAAAATCAGAAATACATGGTAACGGTCAGGCATGATGGCGGAGAGGCCAGAATCCAGACAAATGCACGGGATATGCAGACAGCCATCCATTACGTGATGCAAGGGGAAAACTGCCCATACCGCTCCATCCTCAAGGCTGAGTTGGTGCTCAAGGATGACGACAAACCACACAGGATCACCGAATGATTAAGCCACTCACTAATCCACACGGGATTGAGATCAAATTCGTGATGCCGGAGCCGAAGCCCTACGACCCCAAGACCAGGACGCCCGCTGAAAATAAAGACTACTGGTTTTGCTACCGGCATCGGCATCTATGGATCAAGAAGGGGTTGACCATCCGGGCGAAGGAATTGGTTCATCACGGATACCGTGTGATTGATCCTGGCGAAGGCTGGTATTTCCTCAAGATCCTCAATACGGAAACCATGGAAGCCTGCACCGTGGGCTTCAGTGAAGTTCCCTACCGATGGACATACGGCCATCAATGGGAACCCAACCACAAAACAGGTTCCGGTTCGACCGGTCAGATCTCCGATGACTACGAAACCGTCCCGCCCCTGCATAGATTCATTCCAAAACATCCCGCATGGCCTACTACTCTCGAGAAGTGGATGGAGCATAATGGGGGATATCGTGAGGTGAAATGCCAATACAAGATCCAGATGCCGAATGTGCATGGACACTGGTGTGACCTCAAGGAGTCTCACGACAATGGAGAAACCTATGAGTTGAGCCTCTACGATACGGAAGAAGAAGCCCGGAAGGATCTCAAATCCATGGAACGCAACCTGTCTGAATTCGAGGGGAGAGTCGTACCTGAGTATGAGGAGCCAGGGGGAGATCTGTATGATTAAGGCACTAGAATCCTGTACGGATGAAAATCGAATCGAAATCGACCAGGCAGGAACCGGCGAACTCTTCGACCTCAATGGATATGAAATCACCGCGATATTCGCAACTCACCAAAAGATTGAGAGAGATGCCTCTTTCGACTACGCAGGGACCCATTGCACCGGCGGAGAGCCTGGCACACACCACTGCACGGAGACGGAGATTGAAGATATTGAAGTCCACGGATACGAATACGCATACCCGCTCGGCAAAGACCCGGAGTTCTTCCTCATCCGGCAACGCAGGGATATCCCCAGAAGTCGGCTTGAGTTCTACGAAGGAATCGTCAAGGATATACTTGAAAGGAACCTTTGAGCATGAGTGCTAAACTATTCACCGTTACGAGATGCAAGACCGTATCTGTTCAGGAAACCGCAACAGTCCTTGCGGAAGACTGGGAAGAAGCGGAAGATCTGGCGAACAAAAGTAAATTCCACTCTGGCCCCCATGCGGCGGATAAAGTCGTCAGTGGTGACTGGGAGTGGGATGGTGATGAACCCGAGGAATTCGACCAATGATGGAACTCTTAGAAGACCTCTTCATGCACGTTTCCACCTATCCGGTGGCAGAAGGGGCATTCAAGGCTTCCAAAACAGGCGTTTCAACTGAAATACTAGCTCCCTATGACAAGCGAAGCAAATGATGACCTATTCGGAACCCCTCCACAGGATGTCCTTGACGCAAAGGCGGATGTACCACGGTGCAAGGATTGCGGCCGCCGCCTGGGACCTCCCGTCGAATTGTGGAATGGAGTCAAGCTCCAAGGGGTCCGCTGTGACCCCTGTAACGCAAAAGCCTATGCCATCCACTGCCAAGAGCAGGCAAAGAGCCGGGCAGACTGGAATCAGCCAAAGCGATGAACAACAGGATCGTTAGTTATGGCGGAGGTGTTGATTCCACAGCGATGCTCGTTGGTATGTATGATCTCGGTTGGTATCCTGCGGCCATCCTCTTCGCTGATGTGGGGAATGAATGGCCGGAGACATACACCTTCTTGGAGAAAACCATGGCCCCATGGCTCAAGAAGGTCGGATTCCCTCCGATTACAGTCGTCAGATACAAACCAAAAAAGTTCAAGCATGGCCCCTACTCCGACCTGTACGGGAATTGCATCCAAAACTCCACACTCCCATCTATCGCATTCGGACGGAAGTCCTGCTCGCTCAAATGGAAAGTGGCTCCAATGGATAAGTGGCTTGAGGATCACCCCCATTTCGGTCAATACATGGCCGCGGGAGGGAAGCTCGAACGACTCATCGGATACGATGCGGGTCCAAAGGATTCTTGCCGCGGCGGTGGTATCCTTGAAAGCAATTCCAGATACACCTACCGGTATCCATTACGAGAATGGGGATGGAATCGAGAGCAGTGCAAGGAAGAGATCAAGCAAGCAGGCTTACCGATACCAGTCAAATCCGCATGTTTCTTTTGCCCATCGATGCAAAAGAGCGAAGTTCGGCTTTTGGCAAAAAAGCATCCGGATCTTCTCCGAAAAGCTCTCGAGATGGAAGACAAAGCTCAACCGAACCTCACAGCCATCCAGGGACTTTGGAGAAATGGCATCAAGGGCACGCGTAATCCATCGAGCAAACGACCTGGCCGTTGGCGGGAGTTTGTCGAAGAGGAAGGACTCTTGCCCCCCGAAGGCCGCCAACTCAAGGTCAAGGATAATATGGATTGGGCAGTTCGTAAACTGCGAGAACTCAGGAGGGCAGAGAAGTGAGTAGCGAAAAGTCATTCATGGAAAAGCCTTGCCAACATTGCCCATTCAAGACGAATGTGAAACCCTTCCTTCATCCGGATAGGGCGGCGGATATCGCCTATGCAGCTCAAAACCCATACTCAGACTTCCCATGCCACAAAACCCTTGGTTATGTTGAGAATGAGGAAGGCGAGGAGGATACCGCTCGCACGGAAGAATCCAAGGAATGTGCGGGTTTCCTCACCATGAGATGCAAGGAACTCGGGGAAGAGGCGGTTCATGAGATCAAGGAAGGGTTCAAGCCCGCCTATGAGGATGTCTATGAAGATGCAGGCGAGATGGCTGATGCCTATGAAGAAGCTTGGCCGATCCCGCTGCGTGATCTGCAATGAGCATTCCAATCAAGTCTCTCAAAAGCACAATCGCTCCAATCCGGTTTGAAGTGGGAAAGGTCTATGCAACCCGCTCGATCGGCGACTACGATTGCATCTATAAGCATGAAGTCCTCTCCCGCACGGAAAAGACCGTCACGATCATGGTGGATGGTGCCGAGAGAAGGCGTGGCATCTCCATCGTTGATAATGAGGAGTGCATCTCACCCTATGGCCGCTATGCCATGTCACCTACACTTCGAGCATCCAAGACACTCGATGTTGTTGCTGGAATATGAGCATCCCGATAAAGACGCTCAACATCAGCACCGAGGCCGCCATGCAGATCGCGGACGAGCTCACCCTCAAGGTGGGCGACTTCGTAAAGGTCACGGCAACATTGGGTTCATTCTACGGGTTACTGCTACGCATTCATGATGGTGTCCCATATCCATACATTGTCCTGCATGAAGCTGGTGTGCGTGATGAGCAAACGGTGGAAACCCCATTCTCCATACACGAAGTACAGAAGGTTGATGCTAATGAAGTTCCATTCGAAATCAAGAACATGCTCGTATGATCCCGGTTCGTTCATTCCGTGCACGCAAAACCTTAATCGGCCGGGCAGTCAGATTCACCTTTCGGATGCCATCCTCATTCGAGGACATCAAGGGTGGCATCGTGATCGAGGAGAATATGAACAACATCATGCCCTATGTGGTGCAATACGAAACAAGGGGAAAAGTCATGCGACTGGCCTGCAAGCCGGAGGAAATCGAGGTCTTATGAGCATCCCCATCAAAGGCATGGAGAGGATCATTGAAGGGAAGTTGGTCACGATCTGGCATCGAGATCACTATGGGCTTGTCGGTCGCGCTATTGAGGTTCGGGAATCCACGGCAATCGTGAAGCCTATTGGTCTCGATTACCATGTCGAGATTGACCTGGATCTCGTGACACCCGGCTGGTCACTAGATGATGAGCTGCAATACATCCCGGAGGCGAAGCGATGAGTTTACGAGTCAGAGCCGTTTGGGATCGGGACGTTGGCAACATTGAAACCAATATCATCGAATTCGCGGATACTTACCTTGAGGCCGCTCAACGGAGATATGGCATCCGTCATGCCCTTGTGATCCGGATTCCTGACATTAAGAACATTACCGCGGCATTCGCATGGGGTGATGGCCAGTATTGGTGGAATGAGGACTTGATCTGCACACGAGGCAGTCTCAAGTTTGTCGTTCCAAAGATTGAAGGCTGGAAGGGTTGTGCGGGCATCAGGCATCCACAAGTGAAGGCCATCGTGTTGAGACACTTCAAAATGCCATTCCCATCATGAGCATCCCGGTTCTGAATACAATCCATCGTATTGATGCGGAGAAGACAGCCCTGTTCTCATTCACCCGAGGAAGGCTAACCATGGGTATAAAGGCGAAGCCACTTGTTTCCACGACATTCAAGTTTGTCTCTGACCTCTCATTTGACTTCCATCGGCCATACATCCTCCAGCACCACACATACAAACAAAGTATCTGTGTTCGGCTCATACAAAAGGAATGGGTGAGTGATGAGCATGGGATTCGTGTAGACTCATGGAAATACAAATTCCAAACAAAACCCTTCATTGCATCTGAAGTCTGGCTGGATGCCAACCCGGACACATGGACCCCGGATTCTCGCCTTGGATACATACACGAGCCGGCAGTCTGGAGAATCAAGCGAAAGAAGAACTCGAGATGAGCATTCCAGTAAGAGCATGGCATGGCAGTAGTCGAACCTGGTACACTCCACTCAATGAAGCCACTTGTGGAGACACGGTATTCATCCAGAAGCAGGGGTGCGGATTCCGTGGATACGCGGGAACGGTTGTGGCGACCTGGCCGGAAAAACGAATGTGTCAGGTGGAAATAAATGCGTGGAAAGACGCCCCCATCTATCGCAATTATTGGTATACGGAGTTATCCGCAGAATGAGCATTCCAATCCGAGGCAAAATCCCTGTAACGGAAAAATGGACCCTCTGGTATAAAGAAAGTGATGCGGTTGTCCTTCGCCCCAAATGCCGCGTTCTGTCATCTGTCGCGGGTGGCCCCCCAGTCAAGGCCAGATACTCCTCCTACATGCGAGAGTGCAAGTGGAATGCCGCCATCTGGCTCACTGGAAAGGCTGTCCCATTCACGGAGGCTCGGGCGGGATATCTCCCGAATGATGCGGTCGCTATCGTCCTCAAGATGCTCGTGAGGATTGGATCAGGATTACATATCGACTTCACGAAACCTGGGCCAGCGTACAGAGAGATGTGCGAAAAAGGGACAATCAAAAACCTCCCATGGTACCTCCTCATGCACAATGGGAAATTCTACCTCGAGTCGAGCGCGGTTCTCAAGCCATGGGAGGGTGAAATGTGAGCATCCCAGTCAGATCATCCAAAAAAGGCGAAGGCGAATTCCTTACAGGTGAACTCGTGTGGTGTCGTATAGATATTGGGGATGGCCTCTCAGTTTACACGGGAAAGATTCAGCAACTCGTTGATGACGGAAGGGGTATCCGGAAGGCAACCTATGTTGTTGAGCTGGATACAAACGGAAAGAGATACCATGTCTCGTGTGATGTAGTCTCGAGGCTATGATTCCCATCCGTTCATTCCGTCCGAAATTCTATGAAGAGGATCAAGTCTTCTTCAATATCGCCCCTCCGGGCGCCCCTGCTGTGATCCAGTCTGGTGTCGTAGTATCAGAGGCTTATCGAGATGAAACACGCTTTGGAGGCTGGTTCTATGATGTTCACTCTTTGGGTGACATTTACGAAGGCATCCACGAGAAGAGTTTGATAATGCACCAGGCGAGAAGCGAATAGCAAAAGGGCGCCCCACGAATGGGAACGCCCTTGAACCGAAAACCGTTTATAGGCTTAAATTAAGACTCTGGAGCGACCTCGAGACCGCCTTCAGAGAAGTCAATCTGCACGTTGTAGGTCCGGCGTAGCTGATCGCCGATTTCCGAAACTCCAGAGCGGGTGACACCGAAGTTCGCTGGCAACAGATCTGTGAGGGTGGCAGAAAGGGTCGCTGTGGATGTTGCAGTCGAGGATGTGACTGAAATAGCGGGAGTGGAGTCATAACCTTCTCCAGCATCCGAAATTGTTACACCAGTGATCGCTCCATTGCCGTCAATAGTAGAAACGGCGGCCGCAGCAACTCGAGTCGGACTTCCACCAGAGAAAACCAGGACATCCCCAACGGAGTAACCGGCGCCGCCGGCCGTAATGGTGATGGAGGCGACGGATTCCTGAAGCTTCAGGTAATCGAAAAGCTTACGGACGAAGTGATAGCCGAATTTGCGGTAGTCACCTCCTCCTTGCCCGCCTTCAGCCAGAGTGAAGTCATTCTCAGTGAGAGAAAGGTCAGAAAGGGGAATGTTGGCCGTACCGCTGGCATCTGTACCAGTATCCGCTCCCGCTGTGGCCACGGTACCCGTAGCATTTGCGAGAGTGATGGTGGATGCCCCCGCGGTCTCTGCCTCGAGTGAAAGAGTCGTGCCAGTACCATTGGCCGCCTTTACGCCCTGGACACCTTCCGCAGCGTCCAGGCTGGACCCATAGCCGACATTGGTATCCTCAGTTCCATTGATAGCCTTGCGAAGGCGATCTCGATCAGTTGTGGCCGTACCACTTCGGACGACCTGGATCTCGGTTGCGGCCGCGCCGCCTAGTGCTGAAACGAGGGTGACGATCGTTGTCGTGCCTCCCAGGTCAATAGTGAAAGAATCCGCATCATTCGCTCCAGCCGCTTCGATGGCATTCGCCAGGGCAGCTTTGGTAGCCGCGGCCGCTGTGAGGGTGAAATTCGGGAAAATTTGGGTGATATTCAGGTTCATGATGGTTTTCGTTTAGTTCATAATAGAGATCCCAGTGGTTAAAACCAAAGCCAGGGATGTCAACTAATATCCAGGTGAAACGGGAGTTGTCGCGGGTGTATTGAATCCCGGAGACGATGATCTGGTTGTTCCAGCACGCTTAGCGCGAGTGAGTATTCTTTCGCGCTTTTTTTGTGCCGCTTCAAATTGCTCCTGGGTGAGAACACGAACGCTTTTGGCTCGTGGAGCGGGAACGCTAAACTCAGTACGGCCACGAAACTTCGAGGCTCCATCCTTGTTCATTCCGCGGGCATACCGGCGTTTTGCCTGCTCCTTGTTCTCCCGGCTGATCGCTGCATAAATCCCGGCACCAGCAACACCAAGAGCCGCACCTCCCGCGATACCTGTGGTGTAGATCTTGCGCTTCACCCCGGCGATCCGTTTCGTGTTGCGTTCCACCTTGCCTGGGGCGGCCTTCTTTGTCTTCTCATACTTCGCTTTGGCCTTCTTGAAAGCCTCAGATTGCGAGGAATAAGGGCTACCGGTCTGCTTGTTTACCGGCGGCTTAAACTCACCGATATCCTTATTCCGGCTAATCGCACGTTCGGCATCCTTTGTCCCCAGGCCAAGCCCTTTCCGGGCCGGGATCGTTTCGCCCTTGGCGTTTTTCGACTCTTTTTGGGTCGATCGGTAGAGCCAGGGGGATTTCGCACTCGAGGCGTCATGCTTCTTGCTTCCCTGGTAGATTCCATGGGCGATAAGCGCACCTGCACCTGCACCTGCTGCACCTCCCGCTGCGACCGTTCCAATATCACGAAAACCGCCTTTTTTGAAGCGGCCTTCATCATCATCCTTTTTGGCAAATTCGATCGGGTTGTTGATAGCCTCAAGCTCGATGGATTCCTTGTTGGCGCAAAGTTCTTGGTAGGATTTCGTGTTCATGCTTTCAAATGACTGTATGCGATCAACGGTCATGCCGTCAACCTGTTGCTTCTGGATCTGGTAATTGGCTAATGCTGCCTGGATCTGTTGGAAAAGCTGTTGGGATACCAAGATCTTGGTTTGCCCCTCTTGCTGGATACGTGAGGCATCTTCAACGAGTTGCTGGATCAAGTTGGGATCAACCCCGGCAACCGCCTTGGAGAACATCATGAGCTTCCGGAAGACTTTCTCACTCATCATGAGCTCTTTTGGGATGCGGCCGTCCCCAGGAACCTCATCCTCGTCATCGAGGTTTGAACGCCGTTTCTTATGGGCGAAAGGCCGTGCAATCTTCATTAGTGCTGTTTTCATGACTTTACGCCAGCAAGTTTGCGGAGAACCTGGATGCGCTTGCGTTCCCGGAGTTCATCTTTTGCCCGCCAGCGAAGGGAGTTGAGCGCTTCATCTTCCTCGCTGATTTTGGTATCTGGCCCGAGTTCTCTCTCTCGACGTTTCGCAATTTGACGCAGTTTTGCATCTGAGAGCGACTTGAGAAGGGATTCCGTCTCTTCGTATCGATTGGGGCCACATGCTAGTTCAAAGATCGTCTCGAGTGAGCTCATCTCCCACTCTTTTGCTCGCTTCTTGTGCGTTGCGGCTTTTCGGGCTGCCCGAGCTTTAAGTCGCTTTTCAGTCGCCCGTTCCGCTTTCTCTAAAACAGATCGCGGAATAAGACCCGCCAAAGCTCCACCCCCGGCTCCTATTGCCGCGCCTTTTTTTCCCCTCACGAGTGCCCCGACGCCAGCCCCCACACCGCTTGCGGCAAGAGTTCTTTTTAGGCGATAATGCTTATCATCTCGATTAGCAGAAGCCAACCTAATAGTATGCACCGCATCTGCAAATTCCAATAAATCGCTCATGCCATCCAAGGGAATGTCAACCATTCCCCCGCGAGTCAATGGAAGATTTTCCTGAGTATTGCGCTCTTTTTGTAGCGAGTCAAAAGTTTTGGATGTTGATGGATTGAATTTGTGACAGACTGCCGAAACCCATCAATTTTGAATTTAATTCGCTTCGGTCGCAAACCCCCTTTTATCCCTTTGTCTTGCCCGATATACGCCTGAGCCTCTTCTTTGATTATATCACGCAACCTCCCTTTGTGGGGTTTGTGTCTGCGCTTCTGTGATTGTGCTGCATGAATGAGCTCATGTCGACGAAATGACTTTACCAAATCCCTTTCATTGTTGTATCCAGCGGCCTTGGCTACCTCCCGGAAGATAGGGGTGTTTTCTTTGGTTAGTTTCGGCTCATAGATTGTCCCATGTCGCTGGGCTCGTTGAGTTGAGCCTTTGTGTGGAGATCGATAAGCAGCGACCCCTCCTGAGTTCGCAATCTCTTCAATCATGTCACTCCGTTGAGGTGCATATAAATGACTGCCCAGCTCGATCACAACGTCAAGCCGCTCCTCAAGCGCAATTATCCTCTCCCTAATATCCATAAGCAAGTAACCTGCTGTCAATTTGGACGTGGGACAAATAAAAAAATCGCAACATTCAGGCCGGGGCCGGGGTGGCATGACC